TTTTGCTTGAGTATTCCCTGACAAACAGAAAAAGTTTTGGGAACAAGTTTTTCTTGGATTTCAGGGAAAAAATCACTTGTTCCAACGTAAAAGCGGCTTTTCGTATTTTGCTTGAGTATTCCCTGACGGTCACGTGACAAACAGAAAAAGTTTTGGGAACAAGTTTTTCTTGGATTTTTGGGAAAAATTCACTTGTTCCAACGTCAGTGCGGCTTTTCGTATTTTGCTTGAGTATTCCTTGACAAACAGAAAAAGTTTTGGGAACAAGTTTTTCTTGGATTCCACGGAAAAAATCACTTGTTCCAACTTCCGTGCGGCTTTTCGTATTTTGCTCGAGTATTCCCTGACAAATCACGTGACAAACAGGAAAAGTTTTGGGAAAACACTGTTTTGTGTGTTTGACGTACCGGATTTCCTAAAGTTTGTGAAAACATTGTTTCTTTGTGTGACACACCGGATTTCCTAAAGTTTGTGAAAACATTGTTTCTTTGTGTGACACACTGGATTTCCTAAAGTTTGTGAAAACATTGTTTCTTTGTGTGACACACCGGATTTCAGAGCAAAAAGTGTAAACGTTTTGCAACATTTCCAGAGCAAAAAAGTGTAAACGTTTTGCAACATTTCCAGAGAAAAAAGTGCAAAAAAGTGTAAACGTTTTGCAACATTTCCAGAGCAAAAAGTGTAAACGATTTGCAACATTTCCAGAGCAAAAAGTGTAAACGTTTTGCAATATTTCCAGAGCAAAAAAAAGTGCAAAAAAGTGTAAAGTTTTGCAACATTTCCAGAGCAAAAAGTGTAAAGTTTTGCAACATTTCCAGAGCAAAAAGTGTAAAGTTTTGCAACATTTCCAGAGCAAAAAGTGTAAACGTTTTGCAACATTTCCTTAGCAAAAAAGTGTAAACGTTTTGCTTCAAGTTTCCAACGTTTTCCTCGCCGTTTGCTACGCGTTATCGTTGTTGTCATGACAATTTCTGTGGCTATTTTCCGTAGTGATGACAATTTCTGTAGCTATTTTCCGTAGTCATGACAATTTCTGTGGCTATTTTCCGTAGTCATGACAATTTCTGTGGCTATTTCCCGTTGTCATGACAATTTTTGTTGGGTTTTTGCATTGTCATGACGATTTCGATCCACAACTGCGTATAAAATGGTCCGCATTTTCGCTACCATACTCATAACCATGCCTGCTCCAGTCATTTCTACTCCGCCAGCTGCTTTTATGGCTTCGACTGCTTTAGCTCCTTTTTCGGCTGGAGCCATGATGTCGACGACGACGTTTTCATCGTTGACATCTTGCGATTGCTGTCCTTATTTAAATTCTTTGGGTGAGTTTACTGTTGTTTTGCTGCTATGTTGAACTTTTACTTATCTGTGTGTATCTGTGTGTATGTGTGTGTGTGTAGGGTTTTCGCGATTTCGTTCCCCTTTTTTCAAGTATTTCATGTCGGTGGACAATCGAGCGAAAACCATCGACTCGTCCGCCGCCTCGTGTGGCTTCTATCAATCACATTCTGCTTACGTAGTTTTTAATTGCTTGAAATGTCTCAAATCCCAATTGCAATGTCTCTATATATTTCCCTATAAATCGACGCCCATCTTTTTTAAAGTCTGCAACTGCGGCATGACGGGAATTTCGACGCAGATTGTAGGTGAAATGTTTATGATGGAATCATTCGGTGCCATGTTGCAAGCCACCGTGAAAGACATTTGGATCCAGAAATTATGTATTTACTGTGGCAACGTTGACTCTCATTCGTCGAGTTGTATTTTTTACCAACACGTGCCAGGTAAAAAGTCTCGCTCGACGTGCGTCGTTTGTTTCGAAGCCGCCACCATTCTTTTTCCCTGCAAACATGTCGTTTGTTGTCCCAATTGTGCTCTAAATGTCGACCACTGTCCGCTCTGTCGCCAACCTGCTGATTATTTTAAAATTTTAACTTTTTAGCCTATCCGATGCAGATGAATCATCCGGCGTGGGCCAAATTTGAATTGCGCTTCATCTCTTATAACAGAGATCCCAATTATTTGCATTTAGCTTCTAAAGGCTTTTTTCGTCACGCTTCGTGCAACGAAAACGTTTGCTTTGTCTGCAACTCTATCGATGAACACGCCCTTTTTTGTCCTCTGCACGACCAACGTACGCGAATCTCGGTGAATGACGCCACTCTTTGCGACGAATGTCCCAACACTGCAGACACCGTTCTCCTACCGTGCGGATGTTCGTTTCTCTGCGCCACCTGCGCTTGTCAGTACGGCATCTGCCCTCGCTGCAATACCAATATTACCGCTTTTGTTACGGTTTTTTTGAACGATGAATGAAAATTTTTTTTCTCAATAAACGAGTTGCATCATGAATACTATTTACTGCTTTTCTCTCGATAAAATGTTTGCTTCTTTTTTTAATAATGTCGCTACAGCCATTAACAGTCTAACTAATAAAGATTTTGAGTACTTTTGGAAACGCGGTCTCTATCGCCTAGTTCCTCTCACCAAGGGAGGCTTTGGAGCCATTTACGAATTAGAAATCAACGGTCACAAGGTGGTAGACCGCAAACAAGCTGATGTCATCGTCAAAATGAACAATAACGGTTTCAAACAATCGGCTCTTTTGTTTGAAGGCGTTTGGTTGCTCGACTTTGATTTGGCTGAAATTTATTTTTGCCCATTCATTTCCTATTTGAACAAAATGAAAGTCTGTCCTTTTCTCTGCAACTACATCAGTGCCAACATTGTCGACAAAGATTACGTTCTCTTCATAGAACGCTACTCGTATGAAGTCATGACTTTTTTACCGCATCTCACCGTCGACTACGTCATTCAATTTCTTTTCCAGTTAACCTATTCTTTTTACATTATCAAGCAATATTTGGGAATGGTACACTTTGATGTTCATTTACGTAACGTGATGGTGGCCAAATCGACGTCGTCATTTCTTTTGGCCGACGCCAATAAAAAACGAGGCATTTATCTGCCTCACATGGCATATGAAGCGAGGTTGATCGACTTTGGATTTTGCACCATGGATTTGCGACACAGTATCGATCCTCATTTGAGAGGCGATTTCCAGTGTGCGCCGCACAATTTCAGTCGAACACCAGCCATATCGGAACTCTTCAAGACAACTAGAGACACTCGCTCTAAACTGCTCACTGTAGAAATACAATATTTCTGTTTACATCTCTATCAGATTATCGCTCGTCAAGCACCTCAGCATCCCATTTTAAAAGCCATTCAACAATTTTGCGATTGCATGTACGACCAGGTGGTCGATTTGACTCAACCCGCTCTCCAACGCGATCGTTTCATTTTGCCGCAACACGACGTCGGTGTCGTCTGCGCGGCCATACGTAAACCCAGCGATCTCATTGTCGGGCTCGAACGCTATTGTCATTTGTACGGCAGTGTCATTTACGACAAGGAAAGCGATCTTCAAATATCGACGCCTTTCAAAAACACGACCGTTGTCAAGGAAAATGCCAAACTCGTTTTGAACGTCAACAAATTGCACGTCTATAAAAACTATCAAAATTTTATAAAAACATCCATACCGGATATTCGCTGGTTTGAATCCACTTTTACCGTCATAGAAAACACTTATGGTCACGTTTACAAATTTCCCATCAATTGTTGGGTCGATAAAATCTCTAGCGACCGTTCGCCTTACAACGCCATTTCCATCTTCAGAAAAGATGTACCCTACAATATTCGTAATGCTTATTTGACGCATCACGGTGCTCGCGTCACGTTTCACGTCAATCGGCGTACGGAAGACTTTTCAAACTCGTTTTACGCAGGTAAATTTCTCTTCATCAAAGGTACACTGTACGCTTGCGAACATTTGCCTCCGCTCATGTTTGGTCTTTCTGATGATTACTTTTGTATTTTCAGTTTCAAATCGGACAAGTGTAAATACGTCGAGAAAATTATCCAACTTCATCACCTCAACTATCTTATCGATGCTTCCAATGCGTGCGGTTTTCACTATCAAGGAGATCCTATTTACGGACACATGACCACGAAAAAACCTCTATTTTATATTTCGATTAATAATGAATAGAGTTTCATAAAAAAATTATTTCTATGAAACTGTTTTAGTCGGATTGTCTCATTACCATTAAATTAATTGTATATATCAATAAATGAATGAAACGGCTAAATTAGCTCTCTTTGTGGCTTTGGTTATGTTGGTATTATCTGGGGCTATTTACACTAGCGCCTACTTTAAAAAGACTGGTCCCGAAGGTCAAATGTTGAGTTTAGTTCCCGATCGGGTCGTCGTCACCGATCCCGTGACTGGTGCTCTCATTTCGTCGTCGGTGAAAACCAAAGAACTCGCCGAATGTTGCCCTCAAAAAATCATCAATGACACGACGGCTAGTTTGACCAACACGTTCAGCAGTAGTTTTACCGACAAGAATTTTCTGCGACGAACTAAATTGGAACCGGGCGCCATTTTAGTCGCCGATGCCGTCGGCAACGTTTCCAGTTCACAAATCGGTATTCCTTTCATCACGTCGTGTTGCGAAAGTATTAAAGCGTTAATCGACGACGTTCAGCCTAAATCCGATGGTCTTTACAGCAGTTTGAAAACGGATGCCACGTACGTTAAAAAACCGGAAACAAGTGTCACCCAACGACCAGTCACGTACAACGCCTATACTGGCGCACTGGAAATGGTGACATTGCCGGCCAATAGTATTTTATCGACCGATACCAACGGCGATATCGTTACCACACCCTACAGTTTGCCTTCGTGTTGCGATAAAATCAAGGACACGATCGTCGACTACACTACCACGTTCAGTTCCAATTATATTGATACCAATTACCAACGACGAGCTGTCGCCGGTTCTCAACATTTACTCATGATGGACGACTACGGAAATTTAGTCGACAGCGGACTGACGCCCACTATCGTCAATGCGTGCTGCGAAACGGCTCGCAACGCTTTGTCGCCGAGCAATATTATTGACGGCGGTGGCAACGCGTTGTACAGCGCTCCCAAGATAGACGCCACGTTTCAAAAGAAAACCACGGCTCCGGCTAACGCTCTCCTCATGCCCGATGCCAACGGCAATCTGGTTGACAGTGGATTGACGCCGGCGGCTATTCAAGCGTGTTGCACGCAAGCTGCCAACGCCGCTTCTGACTCGCTACTCAAATCAGATATCGTCGACACGTCCCTCTCGGCGACTAAATTGTATTCGTCTCTGAAAATTGACGACACGTTCCAGAAGAAAGCTATCGCTCCTGCCAATGCTATCGTCGTCGTCGACGCTAAAGGCGATCTCGTCGACAGCGGGTTCACTCCACAATTTCTTCAAAATTGTTGCGCTCAAGCCGCTACCGGTTCAGCCAATGGACTCATGAAATCAGATATCGTCGACACGTCCACGGCCACCGACAAATTGTATTCGTCCAGCAAAATCGATGCCACGTATACCAAAAAGACGACAGCGCCAGCCAACTCGCTACTCATGCCCGACGCCAACGGTAATCTGGTCGACAGCGGTCTCACGCCTTTGGCTATTACCACGTGTTGCACGGCCGCTATAACAGCCGCCAATGAATCGTTGAAAATTGTCGATATCGTCGACACGTCTACGGCTACCGATAAACTTTATAGTTCTTCGAAAATTGACATGACGTATCAAAAGAAAACCACCGCTCCAGCCAATGCTTTACTCATGCCCGACGCCAACGGTAATTTGGTGGACAGTGGACTGACGCCTAGTGCCATACAAGCGTGTTGCACGCAAGCCGTTGGCGCTGCTACCAATTCCTTATTGAAAACAGATATTGTCGACACATCGACATCTACCGATAAACTTTACAGTTCTTCCAAAATCGACATGACGTATCAAAAGAAAACGACAGCACCAGCCAATTCGCTTCTCATGCCCGATGCCAACGGCAATCTAGTGGACAGTGGCCTAACTCCTACCGCCATCCAAGCGTGCTGCACGCAAGCTGTTAATGCTGCTACCAATTCCTTATTGAAAACCGATATTGTCGACACGTCGACATCTACCGATAAACTCTACAGTTCTTCTAAAATAGATGCTACGTTTACCAAAAAGACGACGGCGCCAGCCAATGTGTTACTCATGCCAGATGCCAATGGTAATCTGGTCGACAGCGGCATTACGCCGGCTTTCATCAGTGCTTGTTGCCAAGAAACGGCTGACGCTAAAATTGGCGTTTCCAATGCTTTGATGAAAAGCGATATCGTCGACACTTCCACTTCGGCTACTAAACTCTATTCGTCAAGTAAAATCGATGCCACCTATCAAAAGAAAACGACCGCTCCAGCCAATTCGTTGCTCATGCCCGACGTCAATGGAAATTTAGTCGACAGTGGCCTCACTCCTACAGCCATCCAAGCGTGCTGCACGCAAGCTGTCGGTGCCGCCACCAATTCCTTACTGAAAACCGATATTGTTGATACATCGACATCTACTGACAAACTTTACAGTTCGTCCAAAATCGATGCTACGTATAGCAAAAAAACGACAGCGCCGGCCAACTCGCTTTTGATGCCTGACGCCAGCGGCAACCTAGTGGACAGCGGATTGACACCAGCCGGTATTCAAGCGTGTTGCACGCAAGCTGTCAATGCCGCCACCAATTCCTTATTGAAAACCGATATTATTGACACGTCGACATCTACCGATAAACTCTACAGTTCATCCAAAATCGATGCGACGTATCAAAAGAAAACCACGGCGCCGGCCAATACGTTACTCATGCCCGACTCTAACGGTAACTTGGTCGACAGCGGCATCACTCCGGCTTTCATTAGCGCCTGCTGCCAACAAACCACCAACGCTACTACCGCTGTGGCCAACGCTTTATTGAAAAGTGATATCGTCGACACGTCCACTTCGGCTACCAAACTTTATAGTTCTTCTAAAATCGATGCCACGTATCAAAAGAAAACCACGGCGCCAGCCAACGCAATCTTGGTTCCCGATGCCAACGGCAACCTAGTCGACAGTGGACTGACACCGACAGCCATCCAAGCGTGCTGCACGCAAGCTGTCAGTGCCGCCACCAATTCCCTACTTAAAACCGATATTGTCGACACGTCCACGGCCACTGACAAACTCTACAGTTCGGCTAAAATCGATGCGACGTATACCAAAAAGACGACAGCGCCAGCCAACTCGCTGCTCATGCCCGACGCCAACGGTAACCTAGTGGACAGTGGACTGACACCGACAGCCATCCAAGCTTGTTGCACGCAGGCAGTCAGTGCCTCTACCAATTCCTTATTGAAAACCGACATTGTCGATACGTCCACATCGACTACCAAACTTTATTCGTCGAGTAAAATCGATGCTACTTATGCCAAAAAGACGACCGCGCCAGCCAACTCGCTTTTGATGCCTGACGCCAGCGGCAATCTAGTGGACAGCGGGCTGACACCAGCCGGTATTCAAGCGTGTTGCACGCAAGCTGCCAGTGCTGCCGCTAATTCGCTTTTGAAAACAGATATCATCGACACGTCCACTTCCACGACGAAACTCTATTCGTCAAGCAAAATCGATGCCACGTATCAAAAGAAAACGACAGCTCCGGCTAATGCTTTGCTCATGCCCGATGCCAATGGTAATTTAGTCGACAGCGGCATCACGCCGGCATTCATTAGCGCCTGCTGCCAACAAACCAGCAACGCCACTACAGCTGTAGCCAATGCCTTATTAAAAAGTGATATCGTCGACACGACAACGTCCACTAGCAAACTTTATAGTTCTTCCAAAATCGATGCCACCTTTCAAAAAAAGACGACAGCGCCGGCCAACGCAATCTTGGTTCCCGATGCCAGCGGCAACCTAGTGGACAGCGGATTGACACCAGCCGGTATTCAAGCGTGTTGCACGCAAGCTGCCAGTGCTGCCACCAATTCCTTATTGAAAACCGATATTGTCGACACGTCCATTTCGGCTACTAAATTGTACAGTTCATCCAAAATCGATGCCACGTATCAAAAGAAAACGACAGCACCGGTCAATGCTTTGCTGATGCCCGACGCTAGCGGTAATTTAGTCGACAGCGGACTGACACCCACAGCCATCCAAGCGTGCTGCACGCAAGCTGTCAGTGCCGCCACCAATTCCCTATTGAAAACCGATATTGTCGACACGTCCACATCAGCGACGAAACTCTATTCGTCGAGCAAAATCGATGCCACCTATCAAAAGAAAACTACCGCGCCAGCCAATGCTTTGCTCATGCCTGACGCTAGCGGCAACCTAGTGGACAGCGGCTTAACACCGACGTTCATCAACGCGTGTTGCACACAAGCTTCCAACGCGTTGACGGCCAGCACAAACGCTCTAGTGAAAACGGATATCGTCGACACTTCGACATCGGCTACTAAATTGTACAGTTCAACCAAAATCGATGCCACCTATCAAAAGAAAACGACAGCTCCTGCTAATTCTATTCTCATGCCGGACGCTAGCGGAAATTTAGTCGACAGTGGCTTGACGAAAACATCTATCGAAGCGTGCTGCACGCAAGCCGCTAATGCCGCTACCAATTCCCTATTGAAAACCGATATCGTCGACACTTCGACATCGGCTACCAAACTCTATTCGTCGAGCAAAATCGATGCCACCTATCAAAAGAAAACCACCGCGCCAGCCAATGCTTTGCTCATGCCTGACGCCAACGGCAACCTAGTGGACAGCGGCTTGACACCGACGTTCATCAACGCGTGTTGCACGCAAGCTTCCAACGCTCTAGCTACAAGCAATAACTCTTTACTAAAAACCGATATTGTCGACACGTCCACATCCGCTACGAAACTGTATTCGTCTAGCAAAATAGATGCCACGTATCAAAAGAAAACTACGGCTCCCGCTAATGCTATTCTAACGCCAGACGCTAGCGGTAATCTAGTAGATAGTGGTTTGACGAAAACATCTATAGAGGCGTGTTGCGCTCAGGCCGCCAATGCCGCCACCAACTCTTTGTTGAAAACGGATATCGTCGACACGTCCACGTCAGCCACGAAATTGTATTCGTCCAGCAAGATCGATGCCACTTTCCAGAAAAAGACGACGGCTCCGGCCAAAGCTCTGCTGATGCCCGATGCTAGCGGTAATTTAGTCGACAGCGGTTTGACTCCCACGTTTATCAACGCGTGCTGCACGCAAGCTTCCAACGCTCTCGCTGCTAGCAATAATTCGTTGTTGAAAACGGATATCGTCGACACGTCCACTTCTGCCACGAAATTGTATTCGTCCAGCAAAATCGATGCGACCTATCAGAAAAAGACGACGGCGCCGGCTAACGCTCTGCTGATGCCCGATGCTAGCGGTAATTTAGTCGACAGCGGCTTGACTCCCACATTTATCAACGCGTGCTGCACGCAAGCTTCCAATGCTCTCGCCGCCACCAACAACGTCCTCTTGAAATCCGATATTAAAGATTCCGGCTTATTGGGTGCTCCGTCTACCACTTCATTGTGGTCATCTAGTAAAATAGATTCGACTTTTCAAAAGAAATCGACGGCTCCGGCTAATACGTTGTTGATGTTGGATGCTAATGGTAATTTAGTGGGTGCCGGTTTCACTTCCGCTCAGCTTGAAACGTGCTGTTCGACTTCCAATCAAAGCGCGACTTCAACCAGTTTGTTGTATCTCCAGTACACCAACGTGTTTGCTTATTTTAATGCTGTAGCCAATACGTGGACTTTGGCGTCGTACTTTACCAAACGTTACGACACTACCGGCGGCTGGTATGCTAGTGGAAAATTTCAACCTAAAAAAGCCGGCGTGTGGTCGATTCGCGCGACTGCTTGGGCTCCTCGAACATTGGGCGGTAATCGTATTCATTTTTGTTTGGCTCAAAATGCGGCCATGAATCCCTTGTGGCAAGACGTCAATTCGTGGAATAATTCCACGCAAAGTAATTTGACAACATTTACGGCTAAAGTCGACGCTATTTTTGTTTTGAATGGATCCACCGATTACGTGTCGGCGTATTTTATGACCAATTCGTTGCCGCAGGATTTCGACGTTTTGGAAAATTGCAACATGTTTCAAGCCTACTATTTAGGTGGCGCTTAGATTCAAATCACTTTCTGAGAGATTCGAATCTTTATTCTATCGAAGGAAACGACGTCAATTCACTCGTGGTCAAACTTGTACTACTACTGCTACTGCCATTATTTCTGACTCGTTGAATGATTGTTCCCAGTAATCCGCCGATAATCATAGTGATTCCTACGTAGAGCAACCATTGGTATCTATCGGTAGTTTTAACAGCGGTAACGTCAACGGCGGCCAATTGAACGACTCCTTGCGGGTAAAACTGAAATTTACATCCGTCGCCGCTCTTGTAGAAAGTGATTTCGGGCACTTGTTTGGCGACGGTGCCACCCGTTTCCGTCAGACGAGCGTCGACGACGCGACACGATGACGATTTCAGGCACGCATCCATGGCTTGCCGAACGATAGTCGTCCTTGGAACGCTACCGTCCACATTACCGGTACAGGTGTCTCTGAACGGTCGCGTGTAATTGGACGATTTCATGTACGTTTTTCCTAGGGTAAAGTACAAGGCAAAAAACACGCCTCCGATGGCGATCATGAGAGGAAAAACGAAACGCAAAGCGTTGGACGTGACTCGCGCCGCGACCAGCACGGGCACGAGCACGAAAGCCAAAACGGCCGCCGCTAACCAGGCCAAATTGAAACCTTCCAATTTCGATTCGGCTTCCTGATTCAATCGTTGTTGCACGTCGTCGATGGCTTTCACGCCGAGCACGCTTTTCAGCGCGCACTTGTCGAATATTTCGCTCATCTGACTCAGAACGTTGTTGGTAATGTTGACGCTACCTTTGACGTTCTTGATGGTGATGCTTTGCACGTTGTTGGCGTTCAACACGCACGATTGACGGATAGCGTTGTTGATGGTCGTTTGGCTTTTCACGATAGATTCTGCCGTATTCTTGGCATCGTCAAAAGTAAAAAAATTCAATCCGCTCACCAACGATTTCGCCAATTGATCGAGTTGCACGCCGATTCTTTTTTGCGAATCGACATTACTGATGCTGTCCATCAATACCGTCATGTTGACTTTGGCCGTTTGCGTGATGGTGTTGCCGCTAATGTTGACATCGCCACCGCTACCGTCGACGCTGATGATTTGCGTGTTACTCGTACTAATGGTGCTCGTCTGTACCGTTTCAGCGGCTATTTTCGAATAGATATCTACGACTGCTTTAGCTACGTTAGTCGATTTAGCATTTCCCATTTATTATGCTTCTTTTACAACAAGGAAAATATTTTTTCTAATGTCAATGGATTCAAGAAATTTTCATAGTGATCCATGCACGTTTTCCAATTGTTCGGTCCGCATCCGGTGGCTTTGAATTGATCCGTCTTGTCCTGGCGCACGCGGTAACCGTACCACGCTCCGACTTTATCGGTTGACGCCGCGTCTTGATTGGCATCTTCCTTCCAGTGGCACTCGACGACGCAATCCGTTTCCTCGCCACGATACTCGCTGCACGGTGTGAATTCGACCAGAAAATAATTGGCGTCTGTATCGGGAGGCGTGTCGTTCAATTCGTCGTACTGCGCTCGAGCAATGAGGCACCAACATTTGCCGTCTTTGATGTAGAAATCGACCGTGTCGTTGGACTTTTTGTATTTGTACACGGGACTTTTGCCGTGAACTCGCGTTAAAATGAAGCCCTCATCGACGCTATCGTAATGATCTCGAATGTAATTGAACGGGTACGACGTAAAGACGCAATTGTTGAGAAATAGGATCTTGTTGTCGACCAATTTTTTCAGGGAATCGTGTCGTTTCGTGTAATCCACTCGAAAACTGTTGGTCTCAAACAGATAAATAACGTCGTCTTTGTTTTCGTCGCCTTTGATGTATTCGCCGTAGGCCACGAATTCCATGTGAGGAAACGTCGGCACTTGGCACACTCTCTTTTCGTTGATGTCGTACGCGTATCCGTCTCCGTTGATGGCCACCAGTTCTCCATCACGTTTCTTGGTCACGCCGTACAAACCGTGAATGGTCGGTACCGTAGCGGCAGTCAATGAGAAGGGTTTCTTGAAGAAGCGAAACAACATTGTGTGCAGTGTGTTCAGAGGATACTGTTAAACTTCCAACCTAGCGATTTAAAGATAGTTTTGCAAATTTTATCTGTCAATAGTTTTCTTTCATTGGATTTTATCAACATGAAATGATCAGCGTGAACGTTGATATTGTGATGCTTTAGTAGTAAAAATAAGATGTATTGTGTATTAAAATTTTTCTTATTCAATTCCTTGAAATTCTTCAACTCCATATTGATGATGTCAAATTCTTGCAAGAGCTGCTCTTCAATGAAGGAAATGTCGCACGGAGGTTGACCCGTAATCAAATGGTGAATCAACACGTAGTCGTCATAGTACTTACTGTAGCCTAAATTTTTCATAATCATACACACGTGACTGAGACTGATGGTCGTCAACCGATAGTCGCTCAAATGGTTACTAATATTTTCTAAAATAGTTGGAGGTATAGTGTTCTTTTGTTTACCCTGAAAACGTATCATGCAGTCGCGAAAATGTTGGTTTCGATCGTAAATGTATTTGGGATTGACGCGCGTCGTGTCCGTATTGCTCGACTGTATAAAGTAGACTTTCTCCGATTTGCACGTGTAGCAAATGTTGACTGTTTCGTCGAAAAAGTAGCCGAGAGTCGAACCGCAATACTGGCACGTGTTCGGATCGTCTTTTTGCTGATCGACCACTTTGACGTTGTAGTAGTACTTTTTGTAGCAATCAAAAATTTCCCAAAAATTTTTCACCACGTACGTTTTACGCGCGTGATGCTGCTGCTTGGTGCCGTCCTCTTTCTGGAAGAACGTGTTCACCGTCGGCATTTGCATCAGCTGCACGTACTCTTTGAGAATCGAACGAATTTCTACGAAATAGAAACGAATAAAATTAATATTTTTAATGGTGGTACGAATCTCGTCCAGATCGTCAATCAAGTGACTGCGAACGCGTTCCGAGAGCCACGGTTGCGACAGGTAGTCGCACACTTGTTGTTCGCGAGTCGTCAACCCTTCTAGCTGACTAATTTCCTCCTTAAAATGTGTTTCTATTTGTTTGTGAAATTCCAAGATATTATCCATCTTTACATCTAAACTAGGAATTTTTAATCAACAAAAATCTATTCTGGCGTTATAATAAATATATTATCAAAAAATGGCGCAATCGAATATCACTTCAGGATTTATTGATATTGCAACATTGGATGAGATCGAAAAGTACATGTACTCGGGACCCGATGCCATCGTTTACTTTGTCCGCTCCACCTTGAAATCGACTTGGTTCACTCAGATTCCCGTATTGTTGTCGCGCAACAACGGCAATGCCGGTTTCGGGCAAGAGTGGAGTGTCAGCGTCAGTCGCGCCGGTGACTACCTCATTCACGTGTGGCTTCGCGTCGTCGTTCCCGCCGTCACTCTCAAAATTACCAATAGCTTTGCCGCCAACGGTCGCCTTCGTTGGACCAAAAATTTCATGCACAATCTCATTCGAGAGACGAGCATTTCTTTCAACGATTTGTTTGCTCACACCATCCACAATTATCATTTGGATGCCTATTCTCAGTTCACTGTCGAAGCTAGTAAACGCGCCGCTTACGATCAAATGATTGGCAACATTGGCGACATGATCGATCCTCACGGTCCAGGAGACACTATTCCTAGTCAAACGCTCAATCTCGTTTTACCCTTCTTTTTCACTCGCGATGTTGGCGTCTCTCTACCCACCGCTGCCATCCCTTACAACGAGATGCACATTAATTTCCAGTTCCGCGACTGGAAAGAATTGCTCATTTTGGACAATGCAGCCGCCGCCGGAGCTCAAGTCAACGTGCCTGTTGTCGGTGTCGATATCGATGCCGCTCCCGTCTTGGAAAGCGTTCAAGTATGGGCCAACTACGCCATCGTCAGCAACAAGGAACGTATTCTGATGGGTAAATCTCAACGTACCATTTTGATTGAACAAGTTCAAATCGCTCCTCGTCAATCGTTCAATCCCAAAGCCAATCCAGTTCCTAGCTACGACGTTCGTTTCAATCACGCCGTCAAAGCCCTCTTTTTCCAGGTTCGCAATTCCACATTTGCCAATCAGTGGTCCAATTACACGACTGCCTCTCCCGTCGTCACTCCAACTACTACAGCTATCGATTACGAAAGCCGCTACGCTCGCGATCCCATCAAGCACACGACGCTCATCTACGAGAATTCCAATCGTTTTTCCAACATGGGTAGCGATTATTTCAGTCTAGTCAATCCCTACTATCACGCTCCAGCTTGTCCCACCGACACTGGCTACCATTTGTATTCGTATTCGTTGAAATTCAACGATCTCGATCCCATGGGCAGTACCAATTACGGTAAATTGTCCAACGTCAGCTTGGTGCCAGCTGCTAGCGATGACGCCATCATAGCCAGTAACGGCACAGGCCCCGTCTTGTCGGGCACCAATTTCGGTCAGACGTTCGAATTTATAGTCACCGTCATCGTCAACAATATTATCCGCATTGCCGGCGGTACAATGGGTTTCCCTGTTTTGTAAATTGAGAGTTTAAAAAGTGAGCTTGTACTAAGAAATTATTATATTATTATAATGAGTCTAAGATTGAAAAAAGAAAGATGGCAACCGGACCCGTTTGTGCCGCCTTTGACGTTGGAAGAAACGCGAGCCGCTTGCGCCGCATTGCACATTGTCGACTACCCGCAGGTGGAACGCGCCGTTCAAGATCCACCCATCGAAGGTCAAAAGTATGCTCTTTTTAGTTTTTTCCCAGCCGCTCCCGGCGGCATCAACAAGTACAACGTGTTGGCTTTCGCCAAAATTAGAGGCGTCTACGCCACCGAAGAAGAAGCGGCTACGGCTGCCAGAAAAATCATCAGAAAAACAGACAGTTGCAACAAGATTCACACCGTCGTCGTCGGTCGTCCTTTCCCCATCTGTGAAGCCATCATGGGTAAAGTCGTCGATAAGGTTGTTCTCGATGACGACTATCAACAGGCCGAAAAAGAGATGCGAAAACGCGCCGAGGCCAGCGAACAGGACACGACTCGAGAACTTCAAGATCGAACCAAAGCGCTACTGGACGACGTTGACGAAACCAAAGCCAAAGATCCCGTTGAAACGTACATTGTCAAACGCAACAAAATGGCCACCATCGCCGCTCTGTACACTCAACACTTGGAGCAAATCGAAAAATTTAAAACGATCATGATTAAAACTCATGGTGAAATTATCGAGTTGGAAACGCCTGAAATTCTCGCTTGCTACCAACAAGTTTACGACGCCAAATGTCAAGAATCAGGCATTGTCCCCGACGCCGTTATACAATCCTATTTTAAAACGATACCATCCTTTGATTTTTTAAATAATAAATGTTAGAAAGAAGTCAAATCATCGCCATAATAATAATTATGATTGTGACTCCTTGGCTCATGTGGATGACGATCCCTTTTGGTAGAGATGGCGGCAGTAGTCCGTCTCCAGGTGGTGGTGGTGGTGGCGGCGGAAGTCCTACTCCCGGTGGTGGTGGTGGTGGTGGCGGGGGTACCACTCCTCCGAAACCGGGTCCGACCCCGAACGGCGCGTTCCCCACGTCGCAAGAAATCATGTTTAAATCCAAAGAGGAATGTCAGACGAAAGGCGGTGTCTTGAACTGGGTCGGCGATTCGGTTTTGTTGACGTGCAACAATATCGTCCGTTTTGGACAGCCCGAATCGCCCATTTTCAATGAATTGGATCAAGTCAAAGCGGCTATCGCTTCGGGCGCTTTGAAACCGGCTACGGAAAAAGATCGATTGGTCGAATACTTTAAACTCGTCTATCCCAATTCACCGGCGACATCGTGGTCGTCGATGAGCGAAGCCGATCTCGTCGGTCGCTACCAAAAATTGGAAATCTACTACAAAATGCCTCCGGAAATTCAACCAGCCACGCCCATTACACCTCGTCGCGATGTGACGAATCAGTTTTTCCGCGTACCCAACGGCGTGACTCTCGATCAAGACGCCAATGTTTTGGGTCAAGTTGGACCCTATTTGGAAGTCATTCGTTTCGGACCCATGTACTCGTTTTTCGCCGACCCGACTCTTTTTGTCGGCACCTATTACTATCCCGTTCGCGGTTCGGGACTCTACTTGCCGTTGGGTAAAACCTTGGTGGCCTACAACAAAGTGCACGCCATGAAACTGTTGGGTGCCGCCAACGACCAAATCGTTTTGTACGGCGGTCGTGATTTCCAGTCGTTTTTGCGTCGCGATTCGGAATCGGCTGAATTTACAGCCGATGCTTTTGTCAGCGTGTGCGCCGTCAACAAACGAGCGACCAGCAACAATCCCGGTTGCGATAAAATCTTCAACTATTTTGCCAACACTATTCGCTACAAAGCCAAAGCTCTCGATCGACTCGTCGGCGAAATGGCCGCCGGTAAATCTCTGAGGTACGACACTCGAGCCGTCAACGGTGTCACTAAAAAGACGTTGGTCTACTACGGTTGCGGCGACACGGGCGATAAATTTCTGGCTCAATTGGCTCGCAATCGCGGCTACAATACGTTGCAATTTTTGCGCGAAGCTCAAATGGAATTGGACGGAGACGCCATCGTCGGCTATGAACTGTTGCATCTCGTCGAAAATGCCTACAGTCAAACGGCCCTCATGCGACTCGATCCCATGCGTATGCCATTGTACATGCCCGAGGGAACGACTCCGGCCATTCCACCAAACTATCTATTGACTAAAGATGTTATGAGCGTCGACGTGAAGGCCGTCATCAATTCAGAATTTAAACCGTTTAATCAAAAAGTCTTTGACATTGATCTCATTGTACAAGAACGAAATTCGAGAGCTCCAGCACCTCCGCCAAATCCAAATCCAGCACCTCCGCCAAATCCAAATCCAGCACCTCCGCCAAATCCAAATCCAGCTCCAGCTCCAGCTCCAGCTCCAAATCCAGCTCCAGTAGTCGTGGGCGCTTCTTGGGGTCGTCGTTATTAAAAAATTTCAAAAATATATAATGTGTTTTTGAAATTTAATCCGAAGAGTCTTCCGTATCCGAAGCCAAAACGCTAGTGATTTTACTAAACATCAGAGGAATGTCTCGCATGCCGTCGTCGGTCACGGTTGTCGACGACGTCGTGATGGTGGTCGAGGCGGCGGTCGTCGATCGTTGCTCTTTCAATTTCTTTTGGTGTTTGCTGCATTTCGTCGTGTTTCCGGAATTCTTTTGACCGCACTGTTGCCCGATACGTTGACCTTTGGTGAACGTGTGAGTGCACTTGTTGTCGTCGTTGACTAAAGTCGCTACAGTATCAGGGTCACTGCCATTCCACAACGTTCGCAGTTCCAATTCGTTCAGAGAATACCTGACAGATATTCTATCTATAAATGCGTCCACTGTATTTTGTTGTGCTTTAACCAAGTCATTGAGTAGTTCTAAAATGGTACTGACTAAATTTTCCGACATGGTGAACGTTTGATGCAACTTTCAAAACACGAGCGTTCGTCACCGTTTCAATTCCACGACTACTTGGCATTGTCAGCAACACAGCTTAAATAACCCACAATGGGTTTCTTTTTAGTTCCATGCGCTGGGCATCGTTTCAATGTCGAGACTGATTTACCTTTTTTTATTTCAGGTAAATGTAGAATAAATTATGAACAATTATCTGACGTATTCTCAGCTTCAGGGAAATCAACCTCTGAACAATAAAAGTATGGATAAAACCTCTCATTACGAAAAAGAAAAACCACCTCGTGACTACCCGCACGCTCACGGTCAACCGTTGACGCAAATGCCCCAGTTTTCCGATGTTCTCGCCCACTCACCGGCCAGACAATCGCATTCCATCATGGCGAAAGAAGTAGTTCCTCTGCATCCCGCTCATCCTGCAGCGCAACCCGTCAAACACACGGCCGTCGATAAAATCGTGCGGCAACATCGCAGCGACAACGACCACGGCGGCGAAGATTGTCCCATTTTCAGTCTCTACAAAACCGATTTGCAATTCAACAAGTACATTGCCGCCACGGTCGCTGCTGCTGCTCATCAAAATGTCTTTCCCGTCGAATTCGATTGGCGTCATCACGTGTCTCTTCCCGTCGCCCGTCATCAGGGAACGTGTGCCAACAATTTCGCCGTCACCGTCGTCTCGACTCTGCAAGATCGACGCATCGTTCACGGCGAACCCGCGTTCGACTACACACCTTGCATGAAATGTCACTCGGCCGAAGGTAATGCCGCGCAACTTGTCAGTCAATTGTCGTCGTCGACCACGCCGCGTTGCTCGTGTCTCTCTAAAATTCAAGCCACCGTCGACAATGTGCGCTGGCTGACGGACATTGACGCCATCAAACAAGCGATCGTCACTCAAGGACCCGTCATAGCCGGTATGTTGGTCTACTCCAATTTCTTGTCGGGTCATTTCGGTGAACACGGCATCTATCTCGATCGTGTCGTCACTCATCATCCGCACACCAAATTCGCGTCTCCCGCGTCTCTCGTCGGCGCCATCACGGTCGTCATCGTCGGTTGGGGTGTCGCCGCCGACGTGCAAACCAGTTCTTTCACCTACGAATCGGTTCCCTACTGGATTTGTCGCAACACTTGGGGCCCGCAATGGGGACCGAACGATGGCTACTTTAAAATCGCGACGCATCGTCACAATAAACATGTGCAACTCGAACGACCCTTTCATTACAAGCAAGCCCAGTGCGGTGGAGTGATCACGTTCGATTTACGTCCCCTAGCCAAAGAGTCGGCTTGGTCCACTTACGGCATTCCTATAGCTGTCGCCGTCCTACTTGTCGTAATGCTTTACGGAGTTAAATTGAAACTTAAAAGCGTGCGCAGAAGGTAAAAACGAAAACGAAATGTTTTGTCTATTTGAAAATTATTTATCGTCAAAAGATCGAGACGTTCAACCAGTCGACCATGTCGACGTTGAATGTCAGCACGTCTACTTTGAAAATAATGACGGGACATTTTGCAATCGTTGTCGTCAACAAATGACGTGTCAAAACACCAACCAGGACCAAATTCAACAAAAGGCCAACATTGGCATTCGTAAAGAAATGGAATTTTTAAATCTCAGTCCGGAAATTGTCGAAATGACCAACAAGTACTTTATCATGGCCTGTAATCAACGTATTCATCGCGGAAACTACCGAAAAGCCATCATTTGCGCGTCGCTCTTTCACGTCTTGATGCTGAAAAAATGTCCTCAAAGTTACGACACGGTCATCAGGTGGTTTGGCTTGACCAATCATTTCGCCAATAAAGGCTTCAATTTAGTCAAACTAAAAATACCCGAATTGTGCTACCTGCGCGAGTCGTACTCGGACACGGCCGACATGATTTTCAAACACATCGGTCTCGAAAGGGACGAGACCTTTTTGAAATTCATCAATCGTCCCGATATTATGGCTTTTATTCGTACGAAAATCAATCGACGCATGTACATGATTGTCGCCGCTTTTGTTTTCATTTACATTCGCCGGCAATACAATCCCTCTATTGTTCTCGTGGATTTCTGTACCAAATTGGAATTGTCACCCACCGTTGTCGAACGCATTCTGAAATCTATTCCCCAAGAAATACATTTCTAAAAAAGTGTGAAAATTTTTTAGAAATATTTGATTTCATCTACATAAAGCTATTTGAGAGAGACTGCGCGCGCTCATCATGTCTCAAGCCAGGTACGATCAATGTGAACGCTTGTTGCGCACAGACGTTCACAAATTTGCTCTCGCTCTCATGGTGGACTACTCGTTTCAAAATACCATCGACTGGCCGAATCTTTTTAAACAGCTACCGCTTCACATCTCGTTCCCCGTGCACGTGCCCGAAAGCTTTAAATTGAAACTCGTCGAATCGCTGGTTGATTGGAAAAAAATGAGCCGCGAACCCGAACTCGCCACCGATATCATCGATATTTACGGTCACCGGTTGGACTGGTCGCTCATTTTACAGCATCGTTGCATCCCTCTACCCGCCGCCATCGTCGCCAAATATCAATCTAAATTCGATCGAGCCATTTGTCAGCTGTTGAACGATATTATTTAGAGATTTCCTACCACATCTTGACTCTCTTCAATCACGTATCCATATTTCTCTTTCAAAAGATCTGGATTCGTTTCTTTGACGGCCTTCCATCTTTTGCCTAGCTCTCGTCTGACGTCGGACGCGTTCATGTCGGGATGATCCTTTTTGATGGCGCGTCGTTCGTCGGTACAAAACAAATTATAAATACTCGGTCGGGCGTTCTTTTTCGGTCGCACTTTACTCTCCAAATACTTGTTGTAGCGCTCCCTGTCGACCATAGCCTTGTCGATAAACGGTTGTTTCTCCTGGTCGCTCAAATTGCGCCACGACTCTCCGAAAAGAATCATGACCTTGTTGGGTTTGATGCCGGGATTGGTTTCCAAAATCTCGCGACGTTTCGACTCGCAAAAAAAGAGGTAAGCGCTAATGTTTCGCTGAGGTCCCTGGACGACTTCTCTCTGTTTCAAGCCCAACATCAATCCCACGCGTTTCTGAGTCTCGCCGCTGTGCCATTTCTCGATCAGGTCCACGTTGCCAAACAAAAAGTCGTCCGACATGAATTGATTGATAGCATTAAGGATGGATAATTTGGATTTCGAAATCATGGTAATGGTTTTCTTAATGATGGACTACTTTTAACTAAATTAAACTGTGAGGAGAGAATAAAAAATCATGTTGACACCGGCTATTTGTCAAGATTTGGTAATGAAAACGAGTGACGCGTGCGGGTGCGGTCCCTTGGACGGCTGTCAACATCCGCGACACCAGCGACCCTACAAAATGCACGAATGGATGACGCGCGTACAGGCCATGAACAATTTGACCAACAAGCAGGGACGAGTGTACACGGCTACTGTCCGTCACGACGACGTCGATCATCGCGTCGTTCTCAAGCATTTCAACAAGCCGGCACTGTTTGATCACGCCCGACGCGAGTACGTGGCCGGACAGCACCTCAACGCTCTCAACGTGCCCATGTTTGTCGAAACGTACGCCTCGTTTCATCGCAATTCAGGACCCTACAACTTGACGCGTTTCGTCGACGGTGAAACCTTCAAATCGGCCATGTCGAAAATGTCGCGTCAAAAATTCATCACGCTCACCATGCAAATGTGCGTCGCGCTTGAAATGGCTCAATCGGCCTTCCGTTTCGGGCACTACGATTTACATTTGGAAAACGTCTTGATTCATTTTTCTAGTAAAAAAACGCAAATTCTTTTCGATCAATATCACGTGTCTTTTTCCAATTGTTTCAATCCCGTCATTATCGATTTTGGCATGTCGTGCGGCAGCGATAGCGTCACCGGTGAAACGTGGGGCATGCGACAGCTCGAAAAGAAAGGCATCTACGAACATTTGCGTCCCGGCTACGACATGTTTGTCTTTTTTCTCTACTGTCACCAAGAGCCGGGTAAATTCGCCTTCTTTGACATTGTCGTCAAGGTGCTGGAGAGTTTTTACAAACACGACGTCGATCAGCCGCGTCAGTATTTGCAAACGTTGCGACGCGGAGCCGACAGTAAAACACCCAAACAGCTCTTTGAATTTCTCGTCCAATTCTCGACGCACGTCATAGTCAAACCTCGACGCGTCTACACGCTAGGCGCCATCCAACCTCCGCCACCAGATGCCGTCATTGACACGTACGTCGACAGCGTCTTTTATCAGCAGTTACCGTCGGCAGAGTTGACACCTCAATCGGACGCCATGGCTTTTCGCTCGAGTAAATCCGTGGAATTCAAAATCAACATGTATTACAAGATTTGCCAAACGTCGCTGACGTCGTCCTACGAAAAATGGATCAAGATATTTGAGCGCGAAGTCAAGAAATACTGGAAAGAAAAAGACGCTCAAGAAGCTCGAAAAAGAATTAAATGGCAATTACCTGTTTCAGAAATTGCCAATGCGTCTTGAACGTGGACTATAAGGACACGGCCGATTTCTACGAAGATGACGACAAACCCAAACAGTGTGCCGGCGTTTGCGTCGTCAGTCGTCGCGGTATTTTAATCAATCAATCGTACAATCTCTACTGGGGTATTCCGAAAGGCATCGTCAACGAAAGCGAATCGTTGCGCGAGTGCGCCGTTCGTGAACTTTTCGAAGAGACCAACCTCAAGTTGGATAAGAGTCAACTGACGCGCAACATGTTCAAATTCAAGTACAAAAACATTAGCCGTCAAGTGTGCGTGTTTTTCGCTCACGTTGACGCCGTTGACGTTTTACCTAGGATAAATACGGGAAACGATGCCGAATCTACCGGCTGCGGTTTCATTCATCCCAAATGTCTCCTCGAATTATTTTATTCTGGAAAAATTAAGATTAATTATTTCACTAGGGTTCTCATTAATAAAATCTTTTTATGACATGAGAAAAAAGCCGACATCCTGGTGGCGAAACATTGGCAAAGGTCGTTTGTTTCTCATTGCCTTTGTCACGCTGTGCGTGTACGCCATTTTCAGACGTGCCCGCGGCGTTCGCGGCACTAGCGACCCCCATTTGCTCGGCAGCGATTGGCGCCAACGTTTTCCTCACGCTTTCAGACCAGTAGACACGTCCATTAGTACTTCAACCGCGCCGGCCGACAGTCGCGGTGAATTGGCTTGCCGACGTCACTTGGAGGAGCGCTTCAATCGACCCTTTCCCAAAAAGCGTCCCACTTTTTTGCGCAATCCCGTCACTAAAGTCGATCTCGAATTGGACTGCTACAACGCTGAGCTGGCTCTCGCCGTAGAATATCAAGGTAAACAGCATTACCACTACGTGCCTCATTTTCACTCGTCGCGTGACGCTTTTCTCAATCAAAAGTATAGGGATCAAATTAAAAGAGATTTGTGTTTGAAAAACAATATTGTTTTGATTGAAGTTCCCTATACAGTCATTGATATTGAATCGTTTTTGGATTTGAAACTGAAAGAGCATGGATACATCTAAACCGTCACACGTCAGACAATTATTTCCAGTAGATTCTTTGCCTCTGACGCCTTCACCTTCGCCGCCGCGTCGAAAAATCGCCGTCGCCGTTCGTCGTCGCTTTCTTACCCCCCATCCCCCGGTTCCTCTGCATCAGCTCATGTCGGAAATGTCTCTCGTCGGATCATCGGAACGTAAACGCAAGCAAACGTCGCCTCGTAAATTCACCGTCGGTCCCAAACGCAAAGCGCCATCGTCGGGAGTGGACCGATCGCCGCCACTTTCAGAACCTGTACAAAAATCTAAGAAAAAATCTCAACGTCCAGATTTGGTTCATCCTCACCATCAGACTAAACTTTTGGTTCCATTTGTGGTCAAAGCCGGTGATCGATTGATTAAGAATCTTTTCCCTTCTCAGACCATCACTATGCAAAAGAACGAGTACGGACTGTACGTGTACGAGGGTTTCGTTTTGGATAAGAAATCCGTGGTTGGTAAATATCTGGGTGATGGTCAAGTTACGCCTTTGACTGACGAAGATTTTGAAAAGGCCAAAGAATTAAAAATTATAATATAAATGTCTCAGTTATATCAGTGTATTAAACAAGCCTCGATAAAATACATGGATGTCGACCCGAGAGAAATGCGAGCCTTCATTTTGAAATGTAACAAAACATTAGACATGCAATGTATCATGATGGAAATTGTGGACCATTTTGTCGACGAAACGGCGACCAAAGTCGGTGCCGTTCGTTGCGATGAAGACGACTACATCAACATGGTTCTCGACTTGGAAACGATTCCTTTTAAATTGATGGTCTTGTTTTACACTTTCCTGTCGTTTCACGCCAACAGTGTGGCCGTCGATCGACAGCGATTGGGACATTGAATAAAATTTCAAAGATGTTAAAATTTTTGAAATTTAACCGACAGCCACTGATGTGCCGCCGGCCACTGGTACTTCTACTGGTGCCGTGTTACACTTTTCCATGTGGCTAATAATGATGCTCTCGTCTAGACTTGTCGTCATTCCCACATTGCTAAAGTGTACGTTCTTATCGTTTTTCAGCATATTTTTCAGTTCTTTGCAAACGTTAATGTTCAAACAGTCGTTTTCGTAAATAGTCTTACACAACGAATATTTGGAGGCGAGTTTGGATTTGCGGCTGTTGACGTAGTTTGATTTGCCGCGGACAATTATATATTGATCGTCTTCGATTTTGACGAGTGAAATTTTTTCGTAACACGTTCGTTTCATGATCTTTTTGGAGATTTCCAATGGCTGGTGCTGAAATATGCAGCCGCCACTGTCGGCGATCGTGTCGAAATAGTTTTTCACGACGAGACAAAAATCGCGACACACGCGTTCGACGATCGTCTCGTTGATGCCACTCACAATAACTTTTCCCGATTGAAAAACGAGAAAAGTGATGTAATAGTCTTTGCGTTCATCTAGACCCAATTTTTTACTGCTGACGCAATCTTTGTAAGGCACGTGCTCTACAAAGCTGACTTCGTCAAAGAAGCTGACGTTACGGTGCATGACCTCGGTCGTTCCGACGTTGTACTTGCACGTGAACGTGCCGGATGTTTGTGAATTGAAGCACGTGTAGTTATTATAGTGAGGAGCTATCGTTTGGAAAAAAGTCATTAGACTGTCGGGTTCAATAGGACGATTAAGGTCAAGGACAAAATTACTCATAACTTCGTAAATATAAATTTCGCAAGTATCATTTTCGTACATTTTGGGATACAATAGTTTAAGTAAAGAGATAACATACTGAATGGCTTCGTAAGCGCACTGAAGGGTAATATTGCCTGTGAATTGAAAGGAACCGTTTTTACAAATTTTCATGGAAATTTGCTTGTTGAAACTGAGAAGGTAGAGGTCGCAAGTGAAGGCGTTTTTGAAACCCGTCCGCAATTGGATGATGCTGTTAACCTTTTTGTCGTTGAAGATGTATTTGGAAAACAATTCCATACATTCTACAATGTTCAATTTTATTTCTTTACCGCTGGCAAATCTAGTCTTTCCCACCATTGTTCTTGTGGTGCAAAAGAAGGAACCGTTGTCGTAAGATGAAGGCATCATGGTGGTATTGGTTACGGCGGAACACATATTAACTTAGACATAAAGAAAGAATGTGTAAGATATCAACTTGCTTTTAATCAGAGGATATTTTTTTTAAAATCGGTATAACTCTTGAGAACGATTTCGTACTCGGCTTGGGTGACGATGCCGTCGGTGAGCACGTTGTCGACGACGTGATCGAGATGCGACAGTGTCGCTTGCGATCTGGCGACTATACTGGCGTATCGCGTCTGTTTATTTTTGTTGCGTTCTTCGGCGAGATCGCAGCAACTCGTCACCGCTAGTCCGCCAATAGCCAAGGGTACGGTGACGCCTACTGAAATGGGGAAGATGACGGCCGTAGCCACTAGGGGAATGGCGCACACGTTGACGAGCGAACGTATCGATTCGTTAAAGTTAGCCCAGCCTTTTTGTCTGCCCAATTTCTTTTCGTATTTGGCGAAGGTGTCGCGTACATCTTTTCGAGTTTCTTCCACCTTTACTATGCGTTTTCTGTTCAATTCCGACAGGTCGTTGACGTATTCGAATGGAAAATTGTGACGAGGCGGCGCCGTGGCGATATCGACCGCGACTTCCTTCATTTATTATATGATATACACGCATACAGATACACACAAATTACTGAATTTTTTTATTTTGGCTTAATGGAGCAAACACCGTCTTGACAGAAAAAATCGGGTTGTAAGGCCGGATGTTTGTACAAGGGTTTTCGTTTTTTGTTCTTTTTCGCCTGTTGTGCGGCTAAAGGTTTTTCCACTGTGGTGGTCACAACTTCATCTTCATTGTCGTGGGTAAATTGTCGAATTTCCTCGTCAATGGCGTCGGCTTCGCGTTTCAAGGCGTCAGGTAGACCCGTGACGTCGCGTGTGTCCGGTAGACTACTCGACAACTCAGGTAGGTCGCGTTGTTCATCGTCGGCCACGGCATCGGCCAATTGTGAAACAATGTCCTCTGGTTCATTGACCTCTTCTACTACTGCCGGCAGTGGTTCTGGAAGCGGTGCTGTTACTGCCGGTGGATCGTCAAAAATTTCTGTAATTTTCGACGTCCGCGGCAGTGGCGACGTCCCGGCCAACGCTTCGGCTTGTCTGGACCACAAAGCCGCTAGTAATACTTCTGGAGGCACCATGGGCGGCGGCGGCGATGCTGGGCGAGGTGGAGTTGGTCGTGCAGCAGCTGCAGGCATGGGTTTTGGTGGTGTTGCCGGCATGGATACAAGCTTTGCCTGCGTTGGTGGTGGCGCTGGTTCATCATCATCATTTTCTTCTTCTATTTCGTCTAGCTGACGCATTTGCTGAGATAATTCGTAATCACTCGTATCGATAGTTTCCTTTAAAAAATCGTTCTTCTTTTTCAAAAGATTAGGTCCTATGAACGAAATGAGAGGCGTGATGGCTGTCGTGGCCAGATTCATGAGTTGCGACGTTTCTTCAGCTGGCGAAGGTTCCAATTCGATGCCCTCCATCAGCGATTTGACGAGTCGTTTTTGTTTCTCTAATTCTCGGCGGCACTGATCGTGTTTGCGCTTGAAATAGAAGAGAGCCAACGATAACGCGATGCACGCCAGGACCAGAATTTTGTTCATTTTTTATTATTAGAGAGTTAAGAGTTTGTCGTTTTACAATACAAAAAGATACGACGATGATGCACGTAGATCAGCAGCAACAACGTGTCCTTTTCGAAGCCGTGTCTCGAGCCAAGGGACTCTTTTACAAGAATCTCTTTGATTTACATTTACAAATTAGTCCTTTGTGCGACAAAAATCCTCGCATCCGGCAAACGTGTTTCAAAATTCGCAACAACGGTCTGCAAATCTATACCAATGTCCAACACCACATTCACGCCAATGCCAAAGTGACCAAAGAGGCTTTCGATACGTACACGTTGAATATCGAAGAGCTCAACATTGGCATCAGTCTAGAGTACCTGAAAACGACGTTCAAAAACGCCAAAAAGACGGACGACGTTGTTTTCACCGTTCTCAGCGACGACACGGACGACACTCTTCCCGGAAATATTTGCATTCAAATCATTAAGACTCAAAAGACGTCGAAAAATAGTCAAACCAACGACTATCCCAAAGTGAAATCCAACGCTAAAATCAAAGTGACTCTCGTTCAGAATCAGCTACTCGAATTCGGTGAACGCATCACCGATCCCGTCAACGTTTCCAACGAAGAATACCTCAGCATTTGTCGCAACATTCAAATGCAACCCGGATGGATCGACATTTCACGCAGCGAACAGAGTCTCAAATTTGCTTTCCAAGTCAACGAAATCATCGAATGTTCCACCATTATCGGTGAAGCCAGTGAACCGCTATCGCCGCCTCAACGTTTCAATGCCAACAACATCAAAAGTACCAACAAAATCGCCACTTTTGGACCTCAACTGAAAATCTACTTGAATAAACATCAGCCGATGGTGATTGAGAGTAACAATGAACACATCAATATCGGAATCTGGGTCAAATCCAATGACCAAATTTCTGAAGAAAATAAATAATATAAAATGATGAATAGAAAGGTGTTTGTAGGTGGAATCATCATCAGTCTATTGGCGATAGTCTACTTGCTGTCGTATCCGAAACCCGTCACCCCCACCGTTCAACAACAGCGACCAGTCGTCGTCTACGAAGCCATGAAACGACCGGCTCCCGTCAGACGTCCTCTGCGCTCCTTTCGTCTTCCTGCTCCTGCTTCTCCTAAGCCGGTAACCGTTTCACCACCAGTACCAGTACCAATGCCAGCTCACGTCATGTTGACGCAAACGAGCGAATCTGCTCGTCCAGATGAAGAGTCGCGTCCTTTTCCCGATGAAGCGCCGCCATCATTCGTCGAACCGCCTCCGCCACCGCCGCCGCGTTTAGCTCCATCGTCGCTCACGCAGGCGTACACGCCCACAGTGTTACCTCGAAGAGCCAGAGCGTTACCGATGAGTCGTAAAAGTTTCCGGTCCATGCCACCGCAATCTTTTACGCCACCACCACCACCACCACCTGAAGCGGATCGGCGACCCGTGACGCTCATTAAAGATCTTTGAATAGTGTCATTTTAAAAGTTTTGGTTAATTTTTAAAATGATAGAGTTTTCTGTGGCGTTTCATGGCTCGTTCATTTTTGACGCTTTTACCGCACGTTGAACATTGACACGGGTCTTGTTCGATGCGAGTCACGCAGCACTGAAATTCTCGTTCGTTTAACCACAACGGTCGATAGCCGCACGACTGAAACACATAGTTGACCAACGACTGATGACTGGACGTTTCAAACCATAACGTTTCGTAACCTTTAGCGAAATTACCCGTCGATGTGACGACGACCACGCACACGGCGGTCGTGTCATTCCTCCACGTAGCCGACCAATTGGCGTCGAATTTCAAACAAATTCCTCGACGTTGACATGCGGCAAAAAGAGTCATTGTCACAACACATATATTACACGACCGGACGGCCAGCGAAGAAGCTATGCTCTCTGTCTTTATATAATATTCGTTCCTCATTTCTCTAAATTAATAAATTATGAATAATCAGTTATGGTTGATTATGTTTTTCGTGGTGATCTTGGGAGTACTCGGAGTTTTTGCCTTTACAGAGAAAAGACGGTCACCTGCACCGTTACCACCGGCTGAACCCACGTACGGTCTGTACGGTGGCGCGCCTCTCATGTTTAACGGTGCCATTCTACCGGCGACGATCGATTTACCTAATCCACCCCAACCCCCCATCGCGGCCTACACGCCTTACGGTGCCTATTCGGAACAGTCGCTAGGCTTTCCCATCGGCAACTATTGGCCCAGACCGGACATGATGACGTTTCCCGAGTTTACAATCCCCACCTACATCAATGCTCCCGATAGTACGATGAAACCTCCAGTACCGGGACCCGGACCCGCGCCCGGACCCGTGCCCGTACCCGTGCCTGGACCCGTCGACGCCAAACTTGCCGCTAATTTAACGAAATATTTCAAACAATTGTGGCCAAATATGACGACGTTGACTGACCCGGTCAAATTGGAACAAATCTACGACAATTTAGACGCCTACTATCTCGATTGGATTCCAGGCAAAGAAAAAGCCTCAGCGTCCAACTACAAAACCGATCGTATGCCTTTGTTGACGGCCATCGATTCCGACGCCAAACTCGACTACTCGCGACTATTTGACGGCAACGTGTGCGATTGTTTGCGTATCGCTCACAAAGAATGCATCTACAGTCCTAATCGATTGCAAGCCAAAGAACTTTTGGACTGTCCCACGTGGCCCTACATGGTCGTCAATTTGACCAACGCGTGGCTCATGAAACGCGCCTATGATACCAACAATCCCGATAGCAATTATCGCAAAGATACCATCGTTCGAAACGGCATGTCGGGCATGAAAGGATTTCCCAACGATTCTTTTTACGAAGGTTTCGTCTATCCGGGCGAATACGCCGTCCCCGATTTGTGCAGCAGTAAACCCGATCCGTTTTTCGACGAAATGCAACCCGGTCTGACGTCCGGTGGTCAGCCACTCAACATGTCGCGTCGCAATCCACCGTGGTGGTATCCTCAAGATTGCTCTTCGACGGCTTGCGAATTCCCCGACGAAAAATGTTTGACCGTCGTCAGCGACGGCTCGTATGGTGGATCTCAATCCAAGGGCACCTTTAAACGTTGCTATCGCGACGGAACGTACACGATCGGCAATAAAGCTCCCGCTTCGGCGTCACGTAGCGGCTTTGTGCGCGAATACTTGACGACCGACCTGAAAGACGACTGTCCCGGCGGTTTCCCGCCCAACATTTGCGCCGACGTTTCTCCGCGCGATTATCGCGGCTACTGGACGTACCCTTTAGTCGGTTGCGGATTGTGGTGGACCGTCGGCAAATCGGTGGCCGTCAACACTAAACTCGGTCTGCTCTTGGCTCCCAAATCGGAACAGGGATTGGGTCTGGATTTCGATAAACTCATGGAATTGCGCACGCAAACCAACGCTTTCGAACAGAATTTGTTCCAACAAGTCAATCGAGTCATGCAAATCATTCGCGACGGTAGCGTACCCGCTAACGGCACCATGTGGCCGGCTATGACGTTGGACGTATTGAAACAGCACGGTTACAAGGGCGCTCAGATTGCCGATAGAACGCAAGCCTTCAGCGCCGCCAAAGATCTCGTAGCCTACTGGTACAAAGAAGGCTATACGGGTCTCGATTCCACTCCTCACGGTTTCAATTACAATTACTCGAAATATTTCCCGTTGGGTTGTCATTTTTCGTACGCGTCTCGTTTCGATCATTTGCTCACCTCGTACATGACGGTAGCCAAATTGGATTCCATTCAGTTTTTAGTGGAACCGCAAAACGTCAAAGTCGGTCTGCGTCCGGCCTACATGTTTGAAATTTTCAGCAAGAAACCTCGAACGGCTGATGCTATGGTCGGTTCGGCATTCCAAGATTTCAGTATCACGTCGTGTCGCGCGTGCTACAGTCTCGATCCGGGACCTCAAATCGAACAGTACATCAAGTACGGCTACTTGCCGGCATCGGCCGTCACCACCAAGAAACTCATCGATCCCGCCGTCTTTTTGGCTCGTGCCAGTGCCAAGAGTTTCACTCCGGCCGTGCTTTAAGTTTGCATCAGAAAGCCTCATCGCCTACAACATAAAGATAATGAGTACGCGTGTCGTTTTGAAACGCGTCGAAGACGAACAACGTCTACGCGATCGTTTTACGGTCGTTCTCGAAGACAAGACGACTCGCGTGTGTTTTGTCGACGGTGTTTGGCCGACGTTCAGTGTCCCTTTCTCGGCCGTACCGACGAGCGGCAACAATCGCTTGTATCGACCTTGTCTCTCGTTTCCCCGATTCACGGGCACGTTGCGTCCCGAACAGGTCAATATTCATCAAAATGCTCGCATCAAATTGGCCGAAACGCACGTTGTCATGATTAGCTGTTTTCCCGGTTTCGGGAAAACCATAACCACCCTGTCGTTGGTGTGCTCTCTTCGCTTGCCGGCCATCATCGTCTGTCATCGCGTCTGTTTGGTTCAACAATGGCGCGAATCGATCGCCACGTTTTGCAGCGGCGATGCTCTCGTCGTCGACTTGCCAGGCTACACGGGCACCGACTATCATTTTGGCATCATCAACATTGCCAACGTTCACAAATTAAACGACATCCCGGTCGATCACGTGCTCGTCACCGATGAAACCCACTTGTTGCTCAGCGAAAAACGCAGTTTGAATTTGTTGAAATTCTGTCCCAAACGATTCATCGGCTTGACGGCGACACCCTATCGTCCCGATGAACTGCACGTCTTGTTTAAATTTTTTTACGGTGAAAATTTCATCGTGAAAAAATTGTTCAAAAAACACGATATCTACACGGTGTACACGGGCATAGTGATGCTCGAGCGGCGCATTTACGGCAAACTCGACTGGAACTACATGTTGGAACAGCAAGCCACCAACGTGCAGCGTCATCGTTTACTGGTCGACATTATTCAAACGTTCCCCGCTGACCGCACGTGGCTCGTGCTCGTCAAACGCGTGGCTCACGGTGAAGCGTTGCGCGATTTACTTTTGACCGTGCGACCGTCGCGCGTCGTCAGCCTCCTCACGGGCAACGTGCACACGTACGACAAACAGTGCGACATTTTGATCGGCACCGTTGGCAAAATCGGGACGGGTTTCGATTTTCCCAAATTGGATTCCCTACTCGTCGCTGCCGACATGGTTCAATACTATATCCAATTTCTGGGCAGAGTCATGCGAACGAAAAACGTGCCCGTCGTCGTCGACGTGGTCGACCAGCACGCCATCATGAATTTGCACTACTTGTCTCGCAAAAAAGAATATCTCGAACACGGAGGGCGCATCATCAATGCCAACGAACGCGTTCGAGATTTAACCACCACCACTACTAACCCGTAGCGGCGGCGGCTTCGACGTCTCGCGAAACGATCGTCACGTGCAACGATTTACATTTCATGGGAAAGACGAAATGCTTCCTGAATTCGTCGACAAATTCGCTAAAAATAGTCAATCGAAGATCAAAGACGGTCGTCTGTTTGGTTCTATAGATGAAAGAATTGAGCGATTCCGTGTGATGCCTCAGTCGGCACATGTTGTGACTTTCGTTGACAAACACCCCGGGACCGATCAGTTTAGTTTTCTTGCAAAAATCGTATTTACATCGGGTAATATTGGTAAAATGATGCGCGAATTTACACAGATTATTGTAGACGCACGGTTTCTTTAGCAAATAGAGTCGACAGAGTTTCACGTTGACGACGCGTGACGGCACCGTCGGATGCCTCGTGTTCCATCGCTGAGGTATCGTGTACACTTGGACGTGATTGTTGAACATTTTATCGATATCGTCCGTCGACTCGAACAAATTATAGTGGATAGGTTTCGGAAATATATATCGTCTTTTTTTGGTTGTCATCTCGTCTGGATCGTCATCGTCGTCATCGCCACCGCTGCTGCTGCGATATTCGACAATGGCCGCGTCTCCATCGTAATCGAAATAGTCATCCAACTCTTCTTCGCTGCTGACGAGCAAGTCGTCTTCGGGTACCGCCGCGATTTCATCCGACATTTTTCTATTGTTCTTGACCAATTCTTTATCATCTTGAATTACACAACATTTTTTGAAAAATTAATTTGTCTTGTACAATTCTTTGACGCGTTGCAGCGTCTGTTCTTCTTTGCCCAGTCGACGATTGACGTGGTTGTGAAACGTGAACCAAAAGTAAAACAAATTGGCTTTGTTCAGACACGCCCATGTCAACGCTTCTCCTCCCATTTCACTCGTGTAGGTGTAGGCCAAATGTTGGGCTGCCGTCGTCGGCAACCAGATGTGAAACGTTTCGAGAAATTGACGCATGCGCGTCTGATCTGCAAACGTGGGTTGATCTCGATACGTCAACGCCGTCATGTGTAAAAAGAACCAGAATGGCGGTCCCCATCCCGCCACGCGCGTCGAATACATGTTTCTGGCTTGCATTAAACCGACGAGCGGTTTGTGAAGGCGTTGATTGACGGCGTTGTGAAAATGGACGTAAAACTCGAAAAGCGATTGACGCGACATGGTCGCTTGCAATAAATTGGATTTCGACACGTAGTCTCGAGCGTGTTGCTGACAATAGGGACAGGGTAACAAATTGGGCAACAAGATGAGAAAGTCAATGGCCGCTTTTACGTGAGGCGACGATGGTGTCGCCGGATAGGCCAGACTGCTCGTGTGTAAAAAGAACCAAAAAGAAGGTCCCCAATCGGTCGTCGATCTAAACGATGATCTGTTTGCGTTCATTTATTGGAGGTTATTAAACGTAGTCGTACATGACGTTCATTTGCGGCGCAAAACTGGCTCTACGATGGCGACGACTCGACCGACGCATGGTACGTCTCATGGTCGTGGCCGAAGCGCGACGTTTAGACTTTCGGCGTTTAGTTCGACGAGACTTTCTACGCGATTTCTTTGTCACTCTGGCCATGAAACACTTTCGTTTTCCATTGGCCCTAAAGCAAACTTTTCTCTTTCTAGTACGAGCTACCATTTTATTTAAATAAAATTAATAACGGCGGCGACGTTTGCTGGTCTTGCGACGTTTACTAGATTTGCGCGACTTTCTTTTTGAACGTCGCTTGGAGCGACGTTTGGACTTGCGAGATTTGCGACGAGCCTTGGCTGCCGCCGGTCCCAACAGGAAATCCGGTGGCGGTGGCAGCTCAGCCTCTATTGACGGTGTCAGAAATACTGACGGTGCGTCTTCCGCGAGATCTAGGGAGGGATCGTAATTTCTCGGTCCAAAATAGGTCGTCTTGGGGTACGGACGACGACGAGTGTACCTTCGTCTCGTCCTTCTTTTGGTAGTGACACGTTTATTGGACCCTCTTTTAAACCAATAACATCTCTTATAGTATCCTTTTCCTTTTCTAGATTTGACCATTATTATTTATTAATATCAATTGATTTTAAAATTGCTCACAAATTTTAATGTAGTTTGTGTGTACACACGATGAATGATTTAGAAAAGTTTGATTTCAATCTGGACGCTCGCGATGAGGACATGTGGTCGTTGCTGGCATTTGTCCAAGTGTACGACATCAAGAGTCTTCCGGTCGAAGTGTCGCAACAGTTGACGCGGTTCTATTGCGACAAAATTCGTCAGGTTTCGAAACAAACAGGTCGTGACGTCATGGACGACCATTTTCTCAATACGGTTCACTATTGCATTTGTCGTGGCTACGAATTTTTTCGTAACCTAACACCCTTCAAATTGCGCGTGTGTTTGGCGACGCGATCGCAAGTGAATGCCTACTGGCTCGAACGCATTGCTTCGTTGATGCAATTTCTATAAGTTCCAATATTTTTCATGGAATATTGGAACTATTTCTTAATATAAATCTTTGATTCGAATAAAGAAAAATGATGCAAACACTTCAATCGAATGCTTTCGAGACTCTTGTCGTAGAGTTCAAAAAATATCTGGCTTTACAGGTGCCGTCCGAGTTGGCCGTCGTCTTTCTGACGGGTAGCGACTGCAAGTATTGCGTGGAAATGCGAGAGGTCATTGATCGTGTCATGCCTCGCTATATAGGCAAAGTGCAATTTTTCACCGTCAATTTGAGCGAGAACAAGTCGGTCGTCTCGAAAGCCGAAGGTAGCGTCTATCAGGATGGCAGCGACGCTTCCATTCAACACGTACCCATCGTTATTTTCTATCGCAAACAAATGCCCATCGCTCGTTTCAAGGGTCAGTACAACGAACACGATTTCGCTCAGTTCATCGCGTCCGCGATCGAAGGTTCGGTCGCGGTTCCAGCTTACGCTCCGCCTCCGTCGTACGCGCCACCACCCGCCGCCGCCGCTGGGTATCCAGTAGAGCAGCCGGTTGCCGCCTCCGCTTATCAGCAGCAGCCGTACGCCTATCAACAGGCAACGCCGCAACAGTATCAGCAGCAGCAGCAGCATTATCAACCGACTGCGGCGACGGCACCGGCTAAACTTCAGCAATCGTACTACAACACTCCGTACCGTCAACCTCCTCTGCAGCAGCACCAACAAGATCTCTACAACAGACCGGGAGCAGCTGCCGCCGCCGCCGACAACGCGCCCAGCATCGAAAACTGTAGCGGACGTAAATTTTGCTATTCTACCTACGCAAATGCTTATAACAGTTGTTAAATAATTGTTTGATGTAGATAAAAATGGAGAAGCACATTGAATGGCTATCTCGCAAAAGCGATGTGTTGAAAATGTTTTTCATGATGATTCCCGTCGGCGACGCTTTCCATTTACCCGATTGCAGTTGGGCGTCAGAGACGCGAGGACCCGACACGTGCGTCTGTCAGCACATTATGTGGCGCGTTTACGGCGTTTTGACTAGCAGCAGCAGCAACGGCGGCGACGGCCCTCAGTCGCTCGTATAGCGCTTCCGTCACGTAATCTGGACAATCGACGTGCACGTGATCGACGTAGAAAACGACAGCGACAACGTCAAAGGTCACATGTCGTCACGCGAATTCTCTCAACCATTTCAATGTCGACTCCAAATAACGACTCGTGTACGCTTCTGTAAATGTTGCCGTTTCCTTGTACCATTCTTGATATGTTTTTATCCAATACATGAGTACCCCCTGTAAGTCTTTTGATTCCAATGTCGCGTGACACGCTTCGATGGGGACGATAGAGTCGTCGAGGTGAAACAAGTGCGTAAACAATTGGTTTTCGCGCAACGTCCGGACGCTTTTCCAGCGACCCACATCTCGCCATTGTCGTTCATTATCGCTACAGCTGCTGCTACCGCTGCTGCTACAATCGGAATTGTAACCCGAAGCTCCTCCTTCCGTTGTGGGCGGAGTTTCATCTTCGTCGCGTGGGTAGTCGGCGCATTGAGTCACTCGCGCTAGCAAATCAAAAAGACTGCGTTTGAATTGTCGATGGCGTCGAGCGTGTCGCAACCCGACTTCAAATTCCACGCCCCAATGCTGAAAATTCTTTTGCAGAATGTAAATGTCGTGGATGGGACAAAAGACCATAGGATTCATGTAGTGATGCGTTTGAGTCATGGGCGCGCGTAAACCTGTCACGCCCCGACAGTAGCTGAACCCGAAATCGATCATGATGGGACGATAGTCATCGTACGGCAATATGGTACGCGTGCCGTCGTTGAACGTGTACACGTGTTTACTTTGCGACGCTTTCACCATAAGAATGTTGTCGAAATGCAAGTCGTAATGGGTGAAATCGCAGATTTCTCTGGCCACTTTGAGCATGCAATAGAGATGCAAATAAATGAGCTCTTTTTCGCTCGTGTTCAGCTCGTCCATAGCGTCGTACAGAGTGAATTCGTGTTCGATAAACTCCATGACAATACACTGCGATTTCGCCGTTTCCTTATAGTCCAGCAGTCGAGGGAAAAAAGATTTCATTCTCTGGTCGCTGTTCAAGACGAGCATAACGTCGCGTTCGTGTTGCAAATTCACGTCCGGTAAGCTATTGGTCTTGTAAATGGCTTTCTTTTTTTTATATTTTCCCTCGTAGACGGTGCCGTAGTTTCCTTGTTTGGATAGTTTTTTCATCGTATATGTGTGTTTATGTGTCTCGGTTGATTCTTTTTAGGAGCCAAATAAATTTGATTCACCACGATTACCTGTAAATTTTACAGATATATTGAACGTCGAGCTAAAAGAACGTATTACCACAATAAAAATGACTGAAAAGATGGTTTCTCAAGAAAAGATGGTTCGTCAAGGAAAGTTGCACGTGCGTCAAAAGAAGCAGACGCGCAACGAGAGCATCAAGTCGTGCAAAGAGACACTGGAACGGCTCATCAACACCTATCAGATGGAGCCAGAGTTTGCTCACGATTTGGAAGAGTTTAGCAAGCTCTTTGCGTCCATGTTGAAAACGCTCGAAACGGTGAAAAAGACGCGCAACAATGCCAACACGGGATTGGGTAAGAGTCGACCCGTCACGGCCGCCACGCGCGCTTTCATCAAGCAAGTGTCTGGCGACGACAACGACAACGGGGCGTGTTCTCGTTCCGTTCTCACCAGTCTCATCAGCCGCTACGTCAAGGAAAAGCAACTTCAAACCCACGAACGCAAAACCTTGTTCCAATGCGACGAGGCGTTGTGTAGCATTCTCCAATGTACCGCCTCCATGTGCAACGATGCCAAGAAATTGGAAAAGTACTTGGAACTCGAGTGCATTCAAAACCGCGCCTACATGCAACAGTATATAATCGGCTTACTCGAGTCTGGTTCAACCATTGAGTTGGCGGACGAGCTGAAGTTGCGTGAAAACGATTTGATTTCCTGGACAGAATTACAGAAGATTTTGTTTTTAACTTTCGAAGATGAACAGCAAAGCAGCCCTAGCCAATAAATTTGCCGAGAAAGCCGGTTTGACCGATGCCAAATCGACCACCATCCCATCGTGTAAGTCCATCAACAAGCCGGCCGGACTTTTTATTGGCGAAGACAATTTGAAGTCTTCTGGATGGAAACCTGAACTGATGGCTGTTGGAAAACCTCATAAACTTGTAACTCGAAAACTCGACCCCATTACCAAAGGCTTTGAAGAAAAGCCAGGTATTCTTTTGGATGCTCCACGCCTTCTCATTTTACGTTCGTCACCGTTACTTTGTAAAAATCTTAACACTGGTTATGTTGATGGCTTGTGGAATGCTCCTCTGCACAAACCGGTATCTTATTTGAGATGTATGAGACGTCATTTAGTTTTGTTTGTCGATGAAAAAAATGAGCCGATGCACACTCGTCCCATTCAATTGAGTGCTATGGGACATTTTATGTATAACTTTGATAAAATGTATGAGAAATTTGTTGTCACCATGATGGCCCAGGAGAACTTGCCTTTTGGCGGTAAATTGGACGACACTACGGACAACAAACAGCTCTACTTTTCCAGCTTGTTTGTTTACGCTCCTATTTTCCAGTCGCAAGCCGTCGGCACGCCACCCAATTCGTCGATGGCGTGCATCACTACCGATTTCAAACCCAGCGTCATGATTGAAGCCAACGATGAGCACATGGAAGTTTTCCAAGCCGGAAAGAATTGGTGGAAAAAGGCCGTCAAAAGTTTGTCGTCACTGGAACCTTCTCCCACTCCAACCGTGGTCGACTCGAATTTCGGCGGCGGCGAGAACATTATCTACGAAGAAGAAGTCGACTTTTAATTTTCTTTGTGTTGGTAGTCACATGTAGTAGTGATGGTAGAAAAACAGTAGTTGGTAGTAGTTGGTAAACTTTCAATATTTTTCACATTTTAAATATTGAAAGTATATAACAATAAAATATGTCTGACGTGATAAAGTTGGAAAAATTGCCCAATTATGATTGTATTTTGCCCAACCAATACACGTATAAAGATCGAAAAGCTAGAGGTTCGAAAATTATCATTGTCGGCAAACCCGGTTCGGGTAAATCGACGTTGCTCAAATCGATTCTGAAAGCCAAAAGCGATATCATTAAAACGGGCATTGCCATGTCCGGCAGTGAAGGTGCCAATGAATTTTATAGGGAATTTTTCCCGCCACTTTTCGTCTACGAAGAGTACGACGATCAAGTGCTAGCCGACGCTTTGACACGTCAATCCAAGGTTATTAGCAACAAGGAATTGGCCGACGAAGACAAGTGGTTGGCCGTCATTTTAGACGATTGTGCAGATCAGCCTAGCGTTTTTAGACAGAAAATTCAGAAAACTTTGTTTAAAAACGGAAGTCATTTTAGAATGTTTTACATTATATGCATGCAATTCGCGTTGGACATGCCGTTGAACGTGCGCACGGCCGTCGACGGCGTCTTTCTCTTTCGCGAAACCAACTTGGAATCGCTCAAGCTCATGTACGTCAACTACGCCGCCATCGTGCCGTCGTTTGACTTGTTCAAACAACTCATGCTCCACTACACGGGCGACCATCAATGTCTCTTTTTGAACAACGCTCTCCAGTCCAACGATTGGAAACAGTGCGTCTACTATTGTAAAGCCGACGTGGTCGACGGTTCGTGGCGTTTCGGTTCTTTCGACCTGCACCAATGGAACAACGAACGATTCAATCCGTTGTGGGACGATCCAGAGTATCAAATGAATCAAGCACTCAAAGAGTTGCCTACTACTAATCGCTAAACATTTGCGTCCATATCGGTGTTCCGTCGCTTTTACGCACGGCGCCGACACCGATTCGTTTGTACGACGTGCCCAAAATATTGCTACGGTGACCCGGTGAATTCATCCATCCTCGCATGACGGCTTCGGGTGTCCCGTAGCCTGCGGCGATATTCTCTCCTATGGCTCCCCACGGGTAGCCGGCTTTACGAGCCCTATCTCCCGGAGTTTCGCCGCTGGGATTGTTATGATCGAAAAATCGTCGACTGTTCATGTCGGCGCTGTGCGCGCGGCTAATGTCGGCCAATTTGGAGTCAAACACCAGTTGAGCTAGACCGCGACTCGATCTTTCGGCGTTGGTGATTCTCGCCACTTGACCTTCCCATCCATCAGGAGCCGGTAGAGAAGGTTCAGCTGGTCGTCGCGGTCCCGAAGACGACGAATTCAACAAGATAAGCACCACTACAAAGAGTAGAAACCCACCAAAGACCAATAACATTTTTTGAGAATTTAACATTTTATCTCTATTAAAGGTAGATTATTGTAAAAAAAACTAGGCCGCCATGACGACAAACAGCAGCAGCAGCGTCTACATTATCGACGATTTGTTGGACGAAATCGACGTGTTGAATTTGTTGGCGGCCGTTTCGGACGAAAAGGAGAATTTCTTTCCAACGGGCACTGTGACCAACGCGGTCGACTATCGTCGATCGACCATGATGAATGTGACACCGGCTTTTATTCGACAACTGTTTCACCATAAAGTGATCTCTTTACTGCCCGAAATGTGCCGTCATTTATGGCATCCCGATTTCATCTTGGACGACTCGGCTTTCGAGTGTCAAGTGACTCGCAGCGGTCACGGTGATTTCTATTTGGAACACACGGACAATTGTACACCGTGCGAATTACGCGAACTCACCTACGTCTACTATTTTCACACCAATCAGTTCACCGGTGGAGAATTGGTCTTTATCGACGATGGCACTATTGTGAAACCGCTTCGAAACCGTCTCGTCGTTTTCGATTCGTCGCGCATGCATCAAGTGTTGCCCGTCACCGTGACGGGTGCCAACACGTTCGAAAACGGTCGTTTCACCGTCAACGGCTGGATCCGACGACGTGCCGACCCGTAAAAAAATTCAAAATAAGATGTGTGTTATTTTGAATTTTGTATATGCGTGTGCGTGTGTGCGTGTGTGTGTTTAATATCGCGTGGCGATAGTGACGTCGCCAACATTGTTGACCATTTCTCTGTAGAGTGGAATCATGCCGCTCGTTTGCATGACCATTTCGTTGTCGGGTGAAAATTCGGCTCCCGCGTTGATGTTGTGTCCACCGTACGTGGACTGGTATTTGAGCAAACCCAATTCGTTGGTGGTGTCGTTGTGTCGACCGCCCATCACCGTCATGGCTCCTTCGCGCAAATCAATGTGCGGCGTGACGGCCGGTTTGAACCAATTGTCGCCCGATAGAGGAGCGATAGGCAAATCGCCTCGAATGGGATCACCGAGAGAAAAGAGTCGGCTCATCTTGTTGGCGTAGACGGCGCGCGGGTAAATGACTGGCTGCAATTGACCGCTATGGCTCAAACCCAACGGGTTCATGGGATCCACGGCCAAGTATTGCGTGTCGGGTACGGGTCCTTGCAGAGCCGAAGTGTAGGGAACGTCGGCGACGCGCGGTGCCACGTTACTCGTCTGATTGGGAGGCACAGTGTAATTCAAGGTGAAATTGGTGGTGGGCGGTGCCAACATATCGCTAGCTTCAGCGCGACGCGGACGCACCAGCATGTCGCTGCTCATCATTCTTGCCGGTTGAGGCACCATCGATGCCGCCGGTTGTCTAGTGGTGTTGTAATCGAGCGTGGTCGTCATGGCTCGAGGAGGAGGCTCTTCGAATCGATACGACAAGGGCGGCATGAATGTTTCAATGAGGGACGGCGATTTTCTTTTCGTCCACGCGGCGCACAATCCGACAGCAATTAAAAGTGTCAATATAACTTGAATCATTTATTATTAACATCCACATGTTGTGAAATATTTTGCGAACGACTGAGCGCGTCTTTAGCGTCGAACGAGAAAATAGTAAAGGCCGATTCCTGCAGCCATAGCAGCGATGAAAAATCCTAGGCAAGCGTAATCCATATTTTATTATAACGTGGTTTTAATCAAATCATATCCTTGTTGAAAAAGTTTTATTTTCGTCTCATGATCCAACGAAATGATGGATTCCACTCCGCCTCCGTCGGCTTCGAATTCGTAGAGACGATGAATTTTCGAGCACGCTTCGAGACGCGACTTGTCGAGCAAACGACTCGGTACACTAAAGACAATGTCGACCAATTCTTTGAGACCCGGTGCCGGTGGCGGAAGTGTCGTCGGCAACGGTAACGTTCGCGGTCGAAAACATAGAGCCATGATTCGTTCGCTGAAATCAAAATCTTGAGCCACATCGACGGCCAAATTGTTGACGATGCCTCCATCCATGTAGACGTGCTGGGTTTCGACGCAGCGCGGCAACGTTCCCAACGGGATGGCGCAACTGAAGAGAACGGCGTTAATGACGCTATAGTCGGGTGTAGTGATGACGCTGAAAATCTCTTGTCGCCGCATCGTCACGTTGAAGGCAATGACAAAAAAAAACTTGCCAGTTTTTTTGAATAGTTGCTCGAACGTGACTTGAACATCGAGATAGGTGGGCATAACGGTGGGCAGTAGACTGTGCACGTACGGCGGCCGCGTGCTAAACTGGAAAATCTTTTTCAACGGCAACAGATCGTACTGTTGCGACGGCGTGTGACCGCACAGGAACAGCAAACAAATGATGCTACCGACGCTCGTACCGCAATACGTCGTGATGCGTTCCAAATGGCCGTGCTCTTTCAAGTAGTGCAAGCCGCCCAAATACTGGACGCCCTTGAATCCTCCGCCGCCGATGACGAGCGTGTCGCACAGCTCGGTTCTCTGACAATTTCCATTACCAATATCGAAATTGTAGTGATGGAAATGGCCCATAATTTATTTATATCGTGTGTGATAAATATATTATTTTTCTTGGAGTGAATTTTTTAAAGATAAAAATGAATAAGACTCCAATTTACAAAATTTTGCACAACGACAACACGGCAGATAGGCTGGACCGTTTGGAACGTTTGTTGGAACGCGTGCTCCAGCAACAGCAGCAGCGAATAATGCCAGCGGCGGCAACAATCGCTACACCCCCCACCATGTACGCTCCTTCGAATGTGGTCAAGAGCCAAGCGGATTGCGTCAAATGCGCGACGCGGGCCGCCACGTCGGAAAAGGTGCTCTATTTCGCTCTCGGCGGTGTTCTCGTTCTCCTCGTCACTTTGACGATTAAAAATATGAAAAATAACCGAGGCCAAAAGTACGGCAGATAACCTTAAAAAGTGGAAACATGTTTTGCGATTTCTGTATGTTTAGTAGCGCCAACGACGGGGAGTTTAAGAAACATTTTCGTCGCGCCCCCTGTCGCACGGCTCGATCGATTCTTTTCTGTTGCAAATTGTGCGACTATGTCGGCCACTCGATCAAAGACATCAAGAAGCACGCGTGCACTCGCGTTCGCTTCGAATTCAACGAAATGGAACGTTTGCGAACGGCGCAACTTTTGCCGACCCCTCATCAACTCGTCACCACCGTCGCCGAGCACGAATGGTACAAGATGGAACAACAATTGAAAGAAGTACGCGTCATCATGAACAATCCCAACTTGCAATTGACGCACGTGTCGCTGAGTAATCGCGAACAATTGTTGCTGGTGCCCGGTAAATTGCTCTACTCGCTGTGTCAGTACCGCAAATGGCTTCACGCCCCTCACGTCGGATTGCCCAATTTATCGGTGGAAAACATTTGTCAAGTGATTCGCAATCGTCGCTACGCCGATCGTTTTTTCGTTTTCCAAGTGCACGACGAATGCGATGTGCGTCACTATTTCAAACTCTTGTTCGCCAAAGCCGATGCCGCCTATTGGCCTTTTTGTGTCGACAATGCCACCATCACGCATTGGGTGTACAATTCGACGTGGTGTCCCTTTTCGAAAACGGTCGACGGTCAAGTGTACGTCAAACAGACGCGCGACGAGCTGTTGAACGCGCTCTACGAATCGCGCTACACCAATTGGCATTGGTCGCGAATGTCTCGCGGCGATTTCCATCGATTCGTGTGTCGCGAGTGGACGACGTTGCACTACAAGAACATCATAAAAATCGTGGGCAGTCTGGCCGATGTCATCAATCACCAGTGGACAGATTTGGAAGCGGAGCAGGGACGCGTTCGCGAAAAAATCGAGAAACTCTTTCCGACGCTTTTCGATTTTGTGAGTTTTTGGGACGCGGGCGTGGACGCGGTCGTCAATCGAGTTGAGCTCAACGATTTGACTCTTGACGACGTGGATCTGTACGAGTGTGTGGAACTGTCGTTGACGTTCGAAGAGGCCGTGTCTCGTTTTGTCGGCAAGAAAAAGCAACGCGGATGGCTGCCTTTGATGCGAGTTTTTCGCTCGAGCAATTGAATCGTCACTACGGTTGCTCGGCTCCCAATAAACGCGTCTTGTACGAAATGATTTTCGGTGTGCCCGTGACGGACGACGACGTTTGGAATCTCCCCGTTTTCGACGAGTACAAGAAAAAGGAACAAGAATTCGAAAAGTATATCGTGTCGCCTCACGATGTCGAAGAAGGTGTTCTCATTTGTCACAAGTGTAAATCGAAAAAAATCACGGCCTACAGTCGTCAGACGCGCAGTGGCGACGAACCGATGACCGTTTTTGCTAAATGTAGTATGTGTCAACATCAATGGGTTCAATAAATGAGAAGACCACAAGTCCTTTTTCTCGTCTTGTTATTTCTAACGATTGGTCTAGTTGTAGTCATTATTGCTAAGCAGCGACGACGCGTTCGCGAGTCGTACGTCATCAATTCACCTTCGGCCGTCTCGTTGTTGCATCGATTGAGTGAAGCCATGCGCGACATTTTAAGTAGTACTAGTAGTGGTGGTGGTGGTGGTGACTACTTGACGGCCATGTTGAACGGTCGCGACGTGTACAACGAGTTTACCATGGAGGAGGGTAGTCGATCGTACACGGAGAATAAGAAACGTATCGTCGTCTGTTTACGTAAAAACCCCAATGAATTCTATTCGTGGAACAGTTTAATGTACGTCCTGTGTCACGAGGTGGCGCACGTCATTTGCGACGAATTGCATCACACGGAGAAATTTAACGCCATCAACGCGGCGCTTTTAAAACGCGCTGAGACGTTGGGCTACTACGATCCACGAGTACCGTTCGAATCGAATTATTGTGGTTTATAGAATTATGATAAAGTATAGAATAAAAAGAAATATGGACGCCAAAGATGTTTACATTGTTCCCGTTTTCGGTGGCTACGGTACACCCAGCCAGGTGGCACCCGAACGATTGGTCAAGGGAGGCTACACGCGCATGACGGACGCCTACACGGGTAAAGATCAAGTGGTGACGTACGTGCGTCGCACTATTATTCCCGAATAAGCGGAAAAAAATTGCTAGCTAAATTGGATACAATTACCTAGTAAATAAACAGAGAAAAATATGGATATCGAATCCGGACACGAAGAAGTTTACAAGCCGTTGACGACTAAAAAGCATGCTCCGCCAGAGTCTCGAGCGTCGCGTCGCTACGCGCTCTTTCTAACGGCTACCAAAGTGCTCTGTTTGTTGATGGTGTTGAGTCTTTTGGGATACTACGTCTACGTGACGGTGACGATGGACGACGCGACCGCTCAGTTGGTACGCGACGTGAGTAAATTGAAACAGCATCATCATCATCAGCAGCATCGCAACAAGACCAGCAACGACGACGTTCCCGAATGGTTTACGCAAGTGCTCAATTTGACGCGCAAAGGTTTCGTTCACATTAGCCTGCAACCGTTCCCCCCGGAAGCTCCCGAACCAACCACGCACAGGCGTCCCACTACGTCTACAACCACTACGCCTGCAACCACTACTACGTCTACAACCACTACGCCTACAACAACGACGTCTACAACCACTACGCCTACAACAACGACGACTGTTGAACCTCCCACGACTAGCAGTACTACTACGTCGACGACAGAGAGTACTCCTGAAGATAGTACGACCGAAAGCACTACGACGACCACCGAAACTATCGATCACGATTATACACTTTAAAAAAACTTTTAATTTCAAAATGTATTTTAGACATGTTGAAATTAATTAATCTAGTTTATGATAGTTTGTATGATGAATGGTTCTCTTGAAATTGTTTTCGTGTCACGTGTCTGCGTTTTAACGGGTAATTACACAATGGAAGATTACGTCATGACTCGCCATCAACCGCCTTTGCTGGCTTCCGATTTCAGGAACCAAATCATGGTCGGCTACGACGGTCGACGCTATGATAGCGTGGCCAATTCTCACGGCAGATACTATTGGCGATGCGTCGACAAGACGTCGTGTTGTCGTGGGTTGTACGATGAATCGTTGCCTCGAAAATTGGAAGCCATGAACGAAGACGTGGACGCGTTTGTTCATCTGCTGGAGAGCGACTCGTCGCTTTCGTTTAGCAGTTTTTCTCGTTCGTGGTGGATGCGAAAACCGTTGACGTTTCTCAAAGAGATCGCCATGTATCACGGTTGGCGAGAAATAGATTTCCTTCCGAAAGCCATGAAAATGAATTATATCGATTATTTTATGTCGTACCCGTCGTCGGCCGAAGCGTTCGGCGACCAACTTTTTTTGAAAAAATATTTCGTTTCGCGTCGTCAAATCACCGACGCCTACCTGTCGCGTCTCACTCTGGAACAATTGACGCGAGTCATTGCCTGGTTCCGATTGGATGTCACCGCCGACTACAAAAAAGCCATCATCGGCTACATTCAATCGGGATTAAATTTGAAATAATAATTTTATATATCTTTTTTAGGATATGTAAAATAAGACTGTGTGCGTGTGTGAATAAATGTGCGATTACAGTAAATTTTGCACGACCGACGACGTCAACTACCAAAGTTTGACGACGGAAATCTATCTCAACGCCAGTCTACAGACACTCAATCAGATTTTGAAAAAAGTTTTGGATTTCGAAGCCGAACGCGTGGATCTCATCAGCTACGACGACATACCGTACATTATCGAACGTTTCAAAGGCATGCCCGACTACGCCTCAAAAAACGCCATCTACTTTACTTTGGGTTATTTGGCTCTGCGTCACGAGTGGGACGTGATTTGGAGAGTTCAAGAATTATTTTCGACATGGCTTGATGTCCCTTTAGCATCTCATCACACGATACGCTACTATCGCTATCTAAAACTTGCACCATCTGCTGCAAGTCTTTGATTTGAATCAGTTTGAAAATGATGGCATTATTGATGATGAGGTAAAATTGTTTCTTGTCGTAGGGACACTTCATGACGAAGCGTTCGAGAATGTATTGCTTGACGCACGATCGATTCGTGTCGCGAATGTCTTCGTTTTCCTGACGCAATGAATCGATAGTTTGATGAACATTTTTCGGTAACGACGCCGACGACGACAAGATGTACTTTTCGACGTAAACTTGTTGGCTGCGAGTGGTGCAACGGCTGAGCAGAGCGACGTGATCGACGTTTTTGATTTTCATCTCTCGGAGTGCCGCGCGTTTGTTTGTTTTAGTAAATAATTTCTTGAGGTATAAGATCGACAACGGGATCGGGGGTCGGTGTGATTTCCGCCGGTTGAACGAACGCCGATTGCGGTTGAGCCATACCGTTGTAGTCGAAAGGCATGGTGTTCATCGTGTCGAGCGATTGCATGTCGTGCGGCAACGTGCTGCCGTTTTCCTCCACACCGTAGGGATCGACAACGGGTTGCGGACCGGCCGCGTAGCCGTCCATCCACGAACAGCCGCCCAAACAGATGGACTGGTCTGCCGGCACTGCCGATTGAGATTGGGGCTTTCTGTTGCTGACGACGTAGATACTGGAGGTCGGCGACGACACGGCTGGGGAAACGCTGGTCGGCGAGTCGCGCGTTTTGTAGAACACGAATGAAAATAGCAAGACGACTGTGGTCGATAGAGCCAAAAATATGTAGTTCATCTTTATTGGAGTGAAAAGTTTTGAGTGGGCGGTAGAACCATATGCACGATTTCGTCCTTGTAGGTGACGGGTTTGGGCGGCATGGTCGGCGTCGGAGCCAGTCGCATCGACTGTTCCTGGCTGACGTTGTACATTAGGGATTGGGCATCGTAGCGATCGAGTTGCGCTATATCCCAATCGGATCGAATCAGAGTTACAATATCACTACTATTCATGGTTTTATTATGGAAGTTAAAAAATTGAGTTTCTATTTTAAACAAAATTAGGTTTAAAGAAGCGTTCTTGCCAACGTAAAACTCGCAAACATTATGGAGTATCTTATGAAGTTGAGTGAATTGTGTTTGTCGGCACCCGTTGCCGCTACCGTAGTGTCCACCGCTACCAACGCTGAAGCAGACGATGGTGCTCTTTTGGATGAAATCAAGCGTCATCAAATTGCCATGACGGACGACGATGGCACGTATCAAGTGTATTGTTCTTCTTCTCCTCAATCGGAATTCGAGTGTCTCATTCGCGGCTACATTTTCAAGGGACGTCAATTGATCTATCGAGGATTTCCTTTCACGGAAGAAATGACATGCGACAATGTGACGCGTCTGGACAAAATCAATCTGGCCGACTTTAAGATTTCGTGGTCGTACGAGGGAACGATCGTAAAATTTCTGTACGTCGACGGCAAATGGCTCATGACGACGCATCGCAAACTGAACGCTTTCAAATCGCGTTGGGCCAGCAAAACGTCGTTCGGTCACCTGTTTGTCGAAGCTTTGCAGAAAGATTACGGTTTCTCATCGTACGAAGACTTTCTCGACCAATTGCAAACGACGCGTCGCTACCATTTCATCTTGATCAACAACGCCGATAATCGTATCGTCGTTCGACCCGAATTGCAAAAAGAGAGCATCTATTTGGTGTTGGTGACGGACGAGCGCGATCAGCGGCTCAAAGTCCACGAAGCCATTGGATTCATTCCCATCAACGAAACGATTCGTTTTGATACGGTCGTCGATCTCGTGCGAGCCGTGAGTGCCATCAATCCGTTCGAAAAACAAGGCGTACTCTTGTTTTCCGACGACTACCGCGTCCAGTATCGCGTTTTGAATTCCGCCTACGCCGACTATGCCAGCGTGCGCAACAACATTTCGTGTCGAGCCTTTTGCTATTGCATCGCTCGTCGCGATGCCGATAAACGACGCAAGTATTTGGAATTGTATCCCGACAGCGCCCCGATCGCCGATTGGTTCGAATTGCGAATTCCCGTCATCGCGGCCGAATTGCTGCTGGCCTACAAGAATCGATACATCATGAAAAACTACGTGCACGTCAGCCAGGAGCGGCACGGTCTCTTGTTGAAAATTCAGCAATACTACGTGGAAACGAAACGTCACCACCCGGTTCACAAACGAATCACGTTGGCCGACGTGACGCGCATCATCAACGCGTACGACTATCCAGCTCGCGTCTTCAAAATAGCCTACCAGAAAGATAAACCTCAATACAATGGTGTCAAGAAATAAATACAAAAAAAATACCAATGTCTACTAGTTTTAGTATATCCCACCTGATTGTACAACCCGAACCAACCTCACCCTCCCTTAAAAATAGACATTGGTATTTCACACAATAAAAAAAGTTTACAACACTCGATTGCCTGACGTTTGGTCGCCCACAGTTGACTGTAGGAGTTGTTACGGCGTGTGTGTGTGTGTGTGCGTCGAATGATGAACTCTTTTATAGTTATCAACGGTCGTCGTACAACGTGTAACATTGGCAATGAAGTCATTTACTTGGAACGTCACGAGCTGACACCTAAGATTAGGATTGCGTATTCATCTTACAATTATTGGGAATCTATTAGTTGTCGCATAAAAGTCGGATTCGCCAGTGGCAGAACGAAATCTGGATTCATTTTTGGCAAATCCTATATGGGGTTTACATTTGAAGCCAGTGTAACTATCAACCTTGATCCAACTGTTATTCTACTAATGGTTTATCTGGACAATTGGATGTCGATAAAAAAATTCGAATGGGATTTACGATTTAAACCCTTTCCACTGGAATTAAAGTTACGGAGCGCCATTTGTATCCGTGCCAATAGTCTCGATACATCATCATTGCCGCAAAGTTTACAACACTACGTGGCTTCGATTGGTCAAGACGACGCCTAGCGTTGTGTGTCGCCTAGCGTTGTGTGTCGCCTAGCGTTGTCGTTGTCCGGCGCCGGCGGCGATTAGAGCGATGACGACGACAAAGACGGCGATACCGATGATGACGACGGCGGTGATGTTGACGGGCGACGATGGAGGAGGATTCGGTCTAGGCAGCGGCGACGGACCTGGCGACGGACGAGGCGGCGGCGGCGGCTGAGGTGGAGCTTCAAATTTGCAATTGATGGCGTTCTTATTGTCTGAAATGTTGACATTATTATTGTTTAAATTGTCGAAAACGATTTGGCAGACGTCAGATGGGCACGTGGCGTTTTTGACGTCTTGAGTTTTCAAATAGGGTGCCGTGGCGCACGCCGGATACCAGCACCCGTCATTGAAGGGAATATGGGGTTTGACGTTGCGATAATTGGGATCGGTGGATCGTTCGACGCATTTGCAATCGGGATTGTTGGGATGTTTGACGCAATAGTTTTGCACGATCGTGTCCTTGATGTCGGCCGTTTGAGTGTTGTAAAACAGGCGACACTCGTCTCCCACCTGCGTCGTGCTGTTGATGTTGCTGCACTTTTCAAAAGGTTTACCGCTTAGAGGATCCAGAGCGCACAGTGTCGCTTCGCTGCCGCACAGTCGTTCCATCATGAGTTTGTAATTGTCATTGTCACCGAATAAACGTTTGTAATTGTCAATGACGTTGATGCTATTCATTTCATCGATATCGTATTTGCAAACGAGATTGGGAGCTTTGACTTGCCATTCGACAGAGCTCAATGGATCTACGCGACCGTCATTGAGCCCGACGTCGCATTCTTTACGATCGGGAGGCACGCAAACGCGTCGTTGAGGGCAGAATCCACCGACGCACGATTCGAACGACGTGGTTTCGTCTTCGATGCCGCCCGTTTTGTTGCATGGCAATTGTTCTGTCGAGATACTGCATGTACCGAAAGAACACGCTTGGTCGGTCGTGTACGAGTCGCGCGTGCTTGTCTGTTTCTTGAATCCGGTGTAAGACATGTGTTTATAATAAATGTATATACCTTTTACGTTACCACGACAGGTGAAGTACGAGGTCAGAAAAAAATTGACTCTGCGACCCGAAGACAAAAGGAATACGATAAATGTCACAGTCGAAGAATGCGTTAATCCAGTTGAACGATTTGGCCATGAAACATGGGTTCCAAGTCAACACTACATTTTCCATCGCGATCTCGCCGATAGCGTCGACACATCATCAACCCCTGTTTACGTGTAGGTTGCAAGTGGACGAGATGGTGACTCGCGAACACACGGGTCGCAGTAAACAGGAAGCCAAAAGAACGGCGGCTATTGAATTACTGGAACTACTACAACGTCATCACAATCGACAAAAGCCCTATTTTTCGGTACCCATCGATCCGTTTCTCTTTTGGAACGGGTCGGCTCACAAGGTCAGCGTCACGATGGGCGGTGAAACGCGGGTCGTTTCCGTTTCATGCGACCGCATTTCATATCACTATCGTCCGCCGCCGCCGCTGCCGGCGACCAATCAAACAACGGTATAAATTTGTTTTCAATATTTTGTTGTATTGGAAATCTTGAAAACACACACACAAATTAAGTTAAATTTCTGTACTGTTGAGGGACGTCTTTGACGAATCCCAATTTGGCCAGAGTGATGAGCGCTTCGTCGGCAGCTTTTTCTTGGGCTTCTTTTTTCTTGTTACTCGTACCGACGCCTAGCAATTGGTTCTTGTTGTAGGCTCGACTGACGAACATGTTGTTGTCGGCCGAACGCGAGTCCTCGTAGCGCAACTGCTGCAAATGCTGGCGCTGTTCGTCAAACAACTCTTTGAGTCGCGTTTTGCCGTCAACGAGTGCTTCATATTTGATAGAAATGGACAATTCATCGAATATGGAGGACAACAATCGGTAGCACAAATCGTATCCGGCTCCGTTGAACCATACACCTTTAATTTCGTAAATGGTTTCGTTGATGACCTCTTCGAAACAGCCAAAAAAGGCTTCGAATACATCTTCTAGTAGATTTTTTTTACGTTTAATTCTTTCTTCATTCTCTGTGGAAATGTAGTTCCAGAATCCGAGCTTCTCCGAAATGATGTTGAGCTGACCTTTGGAACCGTACTTGATCTTGAGTCGAGCGACAATGTTGACGCCGTCGCTGGTGCGCAATTGCGGGAAACGATTGTACATGTAGGACACGATGAACTTGTTGACGGTCGAATCGCCAATCTGTTCGTGGTACTCGTAATTGTTGGCCTTGTCGTAGTTGACGCTGGTGAAGGCGTTACCGAATTTGGCCATACGTTCCTCGGTCAAACAGAGTTCGATAAATTCTTTCTTGAGTTTCGCTCGAGAAAACAAATCATAAATGAGATTATAAAAACGAATAGATCTGTCACCGTGATACATGCTGTTTATAATTAGGAGGTTGACAAAAGCACTGACGATCCTAGCGTGCCATCGCAACCGCAATCACCTTCGTCAACTTCACCACCAAAGAGGTTGAAACAGTCCACCATGAAGTAGATGAGGAAGACGCTGACGAGAGCCACGAAAAGCCAAAAATAACGACCCTGTTTAATCGTCAAATCTTCTTGTATATTTTGAGCAGCATACATGTTTATTTATACGACGAATATTTAAAGAACAATAAATAATAAAGAATGGCTGACTACGTTGAAGCTTCTTCTACTAAAAAAATGCCCGCGTGGAAATCGGCTATTTTCGTCGCGACGGTTTTCGCTCTGGTATCGCTACCGTTTACGCGTCGAACGCTCGAACGAACGATACCAGCGCTACAGGACAATAACGTTCTCTATTTGGCTACCGTCACGGTTATCATGTACGTCGCGACGCTGCTCATAATTCAAGGTTCTAACTAAAAATAAATGGTAGTAATGAAGACGACGACAGAGATCGTCGCAATAGAAATATAGGCATTTTTTTCCTCGTCTTATTCGTGGTGGTGGCGCCGATCGTCGGCGTTCTCGTCTACGTGTCGCGTCGACAAACATCCGGTGGCGGCACTCGTCCACCCAATCCAAGTCCAGGTCCGGGTCCTGGTCCGGGTCCTGGTCCTGGTCCAAATCCACCGGTTCCGCCATCGAAATTGTGCGGACGACGATTGATTACAACGTTCGACCCGCAAATCGTCGCGGGAACTGACGCTTACGCCGGCAAATGGCCGTGGATGGTGAATCTGTTTAATTGCGGCGCGACCTTGATTTCCAACAGGTGGGTGCTGACGGCGGCGCATTGTATCTCCGACGCCGATTCTAACGATTTAGATTTGTTGTTTGGCGCGTTCGACACGTCTAAAAACGAGAATCAACGCATTTTGGTCAAAGCCAAACGCGTCGTCATTCATCCTCAGTACGAGAAAACCACACTCAAAAACGATATCGCTCTCATCGAATTGCCGGCGCCCATCGTGTTCGACGGCTACAAGCAACCCATCTGTCTGCCCACGCCCAATATGGTGACCCAAGGCAAAAATTTATACGCCGCCGGCTGGGGTAACACGCGTCCCGAAGCGTTTCCCGCTACGCGAGCGACCAAACTGCAAGACGTCTTGCTGCAAGAAGTGGCACCGTGCACCGAATTCAACATCAATCCGGCTCAACAATTGTGCGCCAGCAATCCGACGGGCGGTCGTATCTGTTTCGGCGACAGCGGTGGACCGCTCATGTTGCAACAGGGCGAAAATTGGCACATTGTCGGCATCATGTCGTTCGCGACGGATCCTTGTACGAAAGGTGCGGGTGGTTTCGTTCGGGTATCTCACTATTTACAATGGATTAAAGAAACCACTGGTATTCAACAATAATATAAAGAGTGCTACAGTAATGGAACAACGAGATTTTTGGATTATATTTTTGGTATTTGTCATTTTGGGCGTGGTTGGCGGTGTAGTCTTGTCTCGATCACCGACTTCGGGAGGTGCGAAACCGCCGCGACCTGGCCCTAGTCCTGGTCCGGGTCCTAGTCCTGGTCCGGGTCCGCAACCTAGACCCACAGGTGGTTGCGGCAACGTGGGCACGCAGAGCGGCGTGCAATCGTACGTCGTCAACGGCAAGGATTCGTTCGCCGGTAAATTTCCCTGGATGGCATCACTCGGTGGCTGCGGAGGAAGCGTGATTGCTCCGTCGTGGATCTTGACGGCGGCTCACTGCAATATAGCCGTCGGAGCTCAAATCGCTGCCGGTGTTTTCAATCGAGCCGTGCAAGAACCGCAAAGGCAAACGCGAACCGTTAAACGCGTCGTCAATCATCCGACGTGGAATCAAGGCGACAATTTCCGCGGCGATATCGCTCTACTGGAAGTCGATCGTCCGTTCGAGTTTACGCAATTCGTCAAACCCGTGTGTTTGCCGGCCAACGCGACGATGGATTTGAAACCGATGGTCATCACGGCCATGGGTTGGGGGTCGGTGACAGGCGACAGAGGCAGTTCGGCGACCATCATGCAAGAAGCGGAAGTTCGCGAAATGACGGCCACCATCCCGATAAAACCTGAAGAACAGTTTGCCGCCGGAGGGGGAACGAATACGACGACGTGTTTCGGCGACAGCGGTGGTCCTCTGATCGTCATGCTCAACGGACGAGCGACTCAAGTGGGCATCGTGTCTTTCGGCACCAACCCGTGTCGTCCGCCGTCGTACTATACGCGCGTGTCGTTTTTCACGTCGTGGGTGGAATCGGTCGTGGGTGCCGTGTCAAAAAACTAGTCAGCCGGCCGATACCGGGCGTGGATCCCATCGTTCCAGCGGCCGCCTCTCCGCAGCCAGCGCCCGATATTTGGCCGTCACCACCACCACCACCACCACCACCTCGCGGCGACGTAGTCGTTCGTCGGGTCGTGTGGCGACCCGTCAATCGTGTTTGGGCGCCAGCGTGGCGTCGTCGGATTTGAGTACGCTCCGCTTGTTTTCGTAGTCAAAAAGAGAAAATGGGTTCAGGCAAAAAAACGGGAGACAGCAGCAGCAGCGCCACCACCACCACCACTACTACTAATAGAGACGGCCGTGACCGTATCATTGCTCCCGAGGTGCTGATGGTTGACGAACGTGTTGACCAACTGGTTTTACCCGACGTTGATGTCCTGGTAAAGTATGTCACGTGTGAAGGTCGAGTTCGTCAATTGTCTATGCCAGTCGCCGATCGTGAAATTGCCTATCGTCAATTGACGGCCGATTTGGTCAATATCGTTTTCCTCTTTGTTTTTTTGGAGAGTGACGACAACGCCTCTGGCAATTTTGAAACATTATTTCGTCAAGAATTTCCGCTGATCGAATTGAAGTATGAAAATCCTCTAACTTTGGAAACGTTGTGCGCTCTCGATTTAGAGAAACGTGGCAAGATCAAGACAATTTTTCCCGCTGTATTGCGTCATCGAACTCGACAATTGGTGGTGAATTTTTTCGAAAACTTATTTTATTGCGACGAACAAATTGAGACTCTGTGAGAAATGGTATTTATAAATTCTATATATTACACGACGAATTGCGTCGTGTTGAAAAACGTGACGAAACCCTTGCAAATTGAAGGTTCTTGTCTGGTGAGAATTGGCACGATTTACGAAATTCAGCATTATCAAGTGAAGACGCGCGCCGTCATTCCCATTGAACGTCACACGGTGTTGGTGGCCGTTTTCAAAAAATACATCAACGATAGCGTTTGGCGCGAACACTACCACGTCCACGTGCCTTCTCTGCAAACGTTGAGTTCTTTTGTTTTGGCCGATCACAGCGTGGCCGTCCCGTGGCCGTATTCGAAATTTATTCCCGTCGAAGAAGAATTTGACGACGTGACGTTTAGCATTAGCAGCAGCAGCAGCAGCAGCGATAGCGACAGTAGTTACGTGACGACCGACTACGAAGAAGAAGAAGATTAGATCATGGACGTGTTTATCGAGAGTGACAGTCGAGGAAGTGTGGTCGATTGTCGTCAACACAATCACGTGGTGGTGTTTGGAAAGTGTACGGTACGAGTGGGAACGCAAACTCGCGTCTACGAAAAACATTGTCTTCGTTTGAAATTCATTCGCTTACCTGTGGACACGGTTCTCGTTGTAGTCTACGTCGATTGGATAGACGAATCGTTGTGGTCTCGACTTTATTTTCCTGAATCGCTGACACCTATTGGCGGTACATGCGAGATTGATTTTCCGCATCCTCGTGATTGTTTAAACATCATTTGTATCAGTTACGATAGCAACGACGATGACACAGATAGCGACAACGTATTTGATTGACACCATTGCGGAAGGGGCGTTAGACGTGGTGGCGACGGTAGTGTGTTGCGACGATTGCGAAACGGCGGCTTTTTTAGGTCACGTGGCGTGTTTGCGTCAGCCGTGGGATTGGACGTGCGCGCGAGCGGCGGCGTCGACGGGTCGTCTCGATTGTTTGAAATATTTGCACCAACGCGGTTGCGAATGGAATCATTTCGTGATGGCGGCCGCGGCACATGGCGGATTCATCGACTGTCTAGAGTACTGTATCGATCACGGATGTGCGATGGATCCTTTTGTGACGTATTGCGCGGCTCAAGCGCGTCGCGTCGACGTGTTGCACTACTTGCGTTCGCGCGGGTGCCCGTGGAATGCGGAAACGATGCGCGTTTGCGCCTACAATGACGATTTGGTCAGCGTTCGCTATTTGAGACGTCACAATTGCCCTATGCCCGACGATTGGAGCCGTGACGACGATTGCCCGTGGAATCTGATGACTCGCAACACTAGAAACAAGTGTAGAATGCTTCACGTCACGTCTCGCATGTATAAATGTCTTTTTAAAGATCCCGTTTCATTTTAATTAAATATACGTATAAATAGTGTCTGTGTAGTCGTATATATTTCTGTAGTGTTTGTAGTTTCATTTGGTGTGTGTGTGTACTGGGTAAGGCATCACATACTAAATGAAACTTTTTTGTTACCACACTGGATTGAATACACGATTTTTAACTGTATGTTTGACGGGTGGTGGAACGCTTACTTTGTCGACGTTATTGACGCCGACGTTCCGTCCTTGGACCGTTTTCAAAAAGACGGTGTCGGCTTTACTCATTTCCACGTGATCGGCCGTCATTTCCATACGATAGTCACCGACGAGCGTGCTATCGCCGTGAATGGCTAGCGAATCGACGAGTAGCGTGTAACCCAACGGGATGCGTATGCCGATAATGTCAATATGTTGATCACGCATGCGCGCCGCCATGACGAAACCTTTGGCATGTTTATCAACGGGACTCATGGCTTGTATGAAGGGATGTCGTTCGAGAAAGACTCCCTCTTTGGTCATGGCGTAGTCGTAATAGTTTTCAGCGAAATGGTAGCGAACCGAAAACATGGTTTTCTGGTTGTTTTGCGTGTCGTACGTGACGCGCGACGATTCGACGAGACGCACATTGTAGTCGATGTAGTTTCCCGGCCGGTCGGTAACGGGTACGACTAGATCGCTGTTGTTCAACACGAGCTTTCCGGCATTGGGAAAAAGACTGTCGTCAACGTTGCCCAATGAAGCGCTGAGCCACTGGACGTTGAGGCACGTGACGCATTCGGGTCGCACTATGGGCAATGTATCCACTGACGTCAACGGGTGGCGGTAGGGATCGACGCGACCGAAATACTCTAGAGGACCGATCATGGTGTCGTCGGGTGACGTGCCGCGCACAACGAGTAAATTCTTTAAATTGAGCAATAACCGGGTGGCGCACATGTCGTCGCCGATGGGTCGTGGTACGGTCTTGTAGTCGCGTCGCAGCACCGTTTCCACTCCGCATTTGAAACGAACGAATCGCATGTTTTTTATTATCACTACAGCCACGCTTGAGATGCCGTGCGCGAATTGAGAAAAAAATTCACTCGGTTAGAGATAAAAATTATCGTATCTCCAAGATTCGTAAAATGATTCAACAGCTAGCACTTGTTGTCTTTGCGTTTGGTGTTGTTCACGGAGCTATTCCTCGAAATATTCAAAATCATCAAATGGCAGCACTGGCAGCCGTTTCGACGCAACACTTGGGACACCAGGATGCGCTCAAAGTGATTATTCAAGAAAAACTGGACGCTTTCCACATGAAACTCGTCAAGAGCGTCTATACCGATGTCGGCGAATGGGTTCAATATTTCGAAAATTTCATTACGGCTAAAATATTGGATCACGAAATGTTGATGCAAAACCAAGTGGCCGATTTGGGCAGCATGTTTGAGAACACGTTGAAACTGTTTGGAAAAACGGTGAGCAAGTACGACGCCACGTTGGCTTTGTTGCAAGAATCGAGCGAAAAGATTTGGAAGTATCAGGAAAGGTACGAAACGCGGTGCGCTCGTAAATCGACGACCGATCGAACGCCTCGTCATCGTCACCGACAACACCAATCAGCGGAAGTAGTAGTACCAGAAGTAGCAGCCGCCGAAGCACCACCAGTAGCAATTTCTGCGAGCGGTGCCGAATTTGTCGACGTTGGCGGCGACTACGACGAAGCACTGGAAGCGTTCAACAACGCCACGGAATCCATCTACGTGCCAACTACGACGACCCGATCGACCATGTCTGAAGAAGTCAAGGCCGAAATCCGTCAATGGTTGAAACCTATTTTCGTTCAAGGTTAAAATTTTGTTTTTTTTAAAAAAGGTATTTTATGTTGTGTATTTTCCAAGTTTTTTTTACCTTGGAAAATTTAGCATGTGTGTAATAAAATGGAGTATGAAAATTTCATAGCCGACTACAGGAAATCCGTGTATTTCTATAAAGAATTTCAAGAGACGAAAACGAGTCGAGACATTTACAAGCATCAATCATTTTTGGCCACTTGGTTCGGCAACGTCTACAATGAAACGGATGAACTGTTGCTCTTTCACGAAATGGGAGCCGGCAAGACGTGCACGAGTATTCGCATCGCCGAACGACTGTTGACGTTGCATCCGCACGAGTATCGTGGCGTCATCGTCATCGCTCGAGGTCAAGGTTTGATCAACAATTTCGTCAACGAAATCGCCGAAAAATGCACCGACGACAAGTACAAAATCGCGCCGGCCACTTCGGCCGACGGCGAGTTCAACGAGAAACTCTTTCGCAGTCGCCAGCGCAAAAAAATCCACCAGACGTACACGTTTTTCACGTTTGAAATTCTGGCTAAAATGATCAAAGATTTACCCGACAAGGTGTTGATGCAACGTTTCGATTCGCACATCATCATCATCGACGAGGCGCACAACATTCGCGACAACGAGCACAACACTCATTTGAAAATCTACAACGAAATTCATCGCCTACTGCACGTGTTGCAGCATCGTAAAATCGTCTTGTTGACGGGCACGCCGATGAAAGACGGACCCGATGAATTGGCTGGCATCATGAATCTGATTTTACCTCTGGATCACCAAATGCCGGTGGGCAACGCGTTCACGACGACATTTTTCGACGAATCGCATCACGTCAAAAACGGAGAGCTGTTGAAATCGTATTTGAGACGACGCGTGTCCTTTGTCAAATCGGTCAACGTCGACGTGCCCAAAGTGTACATGGGTAAAGTGGTGGCTCCGTTAACGCACTTTAAATTGGTGTGTCTACCGATGCGCGAGGAACAGAACGCGGCGTACGAACGCGCTTGGCGCATGGACGCTCAGCACGTCAACGTGTACAACAACACGCGCCAAACGTCGCTGTACGTCGACGCCGAGGGCAAATGCGGAAAACAGGCCAAAGCCGTGGCTCTGTCCAAATTGGCCGACTATAGTTGCAAGTACGCTTTCGTCATCGATCGATTGGAAGAGGCTAGCGCCAAAGGTGAACTGAGTATGGTGTACAGCGATCTGATTCAAGGTTCGGGACTGTTGATGTTGGCCAAATTGTTGGATCAGCGAGGTTGGTCGTCGTCGCCGCGTCATCGTCGTTCGTACATTGTTCTGACGTCGTGCATCAGCGAAGCCAAAAAACAGCACTTGCTCGGTCTGTTCAACAGCGCCGAGAACGCCCGAGGCGAAATCATCAACGCTTTGCTAGGCAGTCGCGTCATCACCGAAGGTTTCACTTTGCGCAACGTCATTCACGAGCACATTTTGACGCCGCACTGGAATTACGGCGAAACGTCGCAAGTTATAGCTCGAGGTTGGCGCAACAGTCATCACGATTTAATCGCTATGGGTTTGCGACCGGTGGTTCACATATACCAGTACGCGGCCGTGGCGCGCACTTTTCCCAGCATCGATCTCATCATGTACAACATTAGCGAACAAAAAGATTTTCAAATCAATAAGATTGTTCAATTGGTCAAAGAATCGGCTTTCGATTGTTATCTGTTCAAGGAGCGCAACGAATGCGGCGACGACGGCGAACGCGATTGTCAGTATCGAGCGTGCAAGTTTACGTGCGACCAAGAGCCGCAAGGTGACGAAGCGTTTTCCATCACGCGCAACTACGATCTTCATTTCTACACGGGTTCCAAAGAATGGACTCGTCATTTCGAGTGGTTGCGTGACCTGTTTCGTCGTCGTTGGTGCGTTCCGTGGTCGGAATTCGAAAGTGCTACTCAGCCGCTGGACGTGACGCGCATGCAATTGGTTCAACTGATCAAGCACGTGGTCAACACGTACGTGGTGATGGTGAATCCTCGAGGCAACGCATCTCACGTTCGCTACGACGACACGGGTGTCTATTTGACGACGTTGTACGACCGAAAGCGAGCCAATTTCTACGACTACTTGTTGAGTAAATACGAATCGAAACCAATGCACACGACGGCGGCGTTGAGCATGTGCACGTATTTGCGACGCAATTTCGTGGCCGACGTGAAACGTTTTCAGAACGACAAGAATTTCTTGATCAATATGCCGACGTTTTTGCAGCGCATGTTGTTGAAAAACGTGTTGCGATTGAGGTGCACGCGACCCGAAGCGCACGTGGCTCTGCAGCGCACCGTGTGGTTGCACTACAAGTCGAGCGTGTACGAAGACGATCACCGTTTGGGCTACCATTTGCGTCGCGGCGATTCGTTTTGCGTGGACAAGAGAACGGGTTACGAGTGCGACACTCGGGTGGTGGACGATTATTTTCAAGCTCGAAAAGTACAGTTTGAAAATAACGAGTACGGATGCTACGGGCAGGAGAATCGCGATCTCGGTGAATTTTGCATCAAGATAACTGACAATGATAAAAGTAGTAGTAGGAGTAGTAGTAGTAAAAAAGGTGATGGTTGTAGCGGTGGTGCCGCCGCCGCCGCTGATCGACGTAAAATCAAGAGCGGTCGTCGCTGCGTCAATTGGCACAAATCCGAGCTGATTAAATTGATTGAAAATAAACTGAAATTTCCCGTAGATCACGCTCTGAGTCGCATTGAATTGTGTCGTCTCATTGAACTGTTTTTGAAATCCAAGAAACTGATTGAAAACGACGACACGTGCGGCACTCAGTACAAACGCAAATTGTTGGACGACGACGAAAATAACTAATTGTAACTGAGAGAGATCCATCGATATCGACCGTCGTACGCGTCTCTGACGGAAGCGTAGAGCGTGTTATCTATGCCGACGACGACGCGATTACGATGTTGTTCGGCGCTCTCTTCGGGTTCCATCATGTAATTGACCATTTATTTTTAGATTTGAATAGCTCTAAATTCTTCGAGTGAATAGGCGGCCATACATTCGCTACTGCAGAAATGAATGATTGGAAAATCGGTTTCGTACGTTTCGATAAAAACGGCGTCTTTGGCCTTGTGCTGACGACAGTGCATGCAGAGACGTTCGTGGAAGGCTAAATGTTTTTCAATGAGAAGGACCAACTGATTGACTTGGTCGTCATCGTCGGCGGCGATAATGTGAGCGTTATCGGTACTATTGGTGGTGGTTGTAGATGGCGGTTTGACGTACGTGTCGAGGAAACGCTGAAGAGCGCGTCGATCGAGATGCACTCGCGTGTACGGATTGACGCCACTTTCGTGTTCGATAATGTGAAACATTTGGCCGATAGAAAATCCGTAAATGTCGTTGCCGTCTTGCATGTAGACAATGTCCTCTTCGGCGACGTCGACGAGATGCGTGGCGTTTTTGCACACCGTTTTCCAGCTGGGTAATTGGACGAATTTAATTTTGGACGAAACCATTTTGGTCCTGCCGCCGTAATTCATTTTGACGCTGCTGTTGTTGACCAGTAGGGAATCGATGCATTCGCGTCGGGTTTCCACCCATTGATCGTACAATTGCCGGCTAACGTGCTGGAGAGTTTCGACCGGCGTGGCGGCATCGTTGTACAATTCTCCCAGTTTATCGTACTCGTTCATAAAGGGCAACATTTCAGGATTGTAGTACTTTTTTTTGAATCGTTTGACAAAGACACTTTCGTGGACGATCGACAGTTTGGGATTCAAAAATATAACGAATCGACACATTTCGTCGATGAATTGACGGCCTACGGTGAAGCGTTCGGCAAAGACGTTGATGACGCGCCGAACATAGTCGCAGTCCATGTCGAGACGACATTTGATGTAGCTCTTGAAAAACTGGCCGTACGTTTCGACGTCGACGTTGGCGTCGAGAATGCGTTGAATTTCATCGGTCCTGATGTTGTGCTTCCAATTGACGAGATACTGTTGCTGAGCGTTGAAAATCTCTTCGTTTTGTCGGAAAAGTCCGTACTGGGTGATGATGCCGACGATGAATCGGTATTCGACGTTTTTATGAACGACGGTGGTGACGTTTCCCTGTTGGGATTTACGTCGAGCGACGCTCTGCACGTCGAAATAGAACTTGTTGGCTCGATGATAGGTGTTTCCCTGATCGTCGCGAAGCGAGTCTTGCAAGATGATGAGCGATTCGGCGGCTAAATTTTGAACGCACAAATAAATGTCGTTGACCTTTTCTTTGAACCAAGGTAGGATGCGATAAAAGTCACGTATTTCGTTGAAAAATCCATCTTGATTGAAACGAACAGTTTCCGGCTGTCGTTTGGGTGTGTCGATGACATTTTTTTGCGAATCGAGACATTTGGTTTCCATCGTTTTATTGTTGTGTGCGCGCGCACACGAATCGCGGTATATATATATATATAAAGTGCTACACGTGTGTGTGTGCCCCACAAAAAAATGCTAGACCTCTTACCGGAAGAAGTGTTGCGCCAAATAGCCGCGTATTTGTCGTACGTCGACTACAAGAATTTGTGGTACGTGATGCCGAGCGTGAGAAGCGAAACGAGACACGCGTTCGCCGAACGACTGAATGATTATTTTTCAACTATCGAAACTTTGGCTACAGCGTCGGAGTGTCCAGAGTCGACTACACAAAATCGGTTAACGGTGGAATAGTTTCGCGAGCGCCAAACAGTTGGTGATTGATGTAGAGAACGTGAAGACCGAGATCGGAGGGCGTGACGCGAAGACCGTAAAAATTGGCGTACGGTCCGGCTTTGGAGAGAACGCGCTGAGACACATCTTTGGTGCCGTCTGTGATGACGACGAGATCGAAAAGCGATCGCGACACGTGTCGTTCGGGCCACAGCGAGTACTCGTCTTCGTTGAGAAGAAACGAGCACCGATGTTTGGTCATGTTGAAGGGACGATTTTTCCATTTATAGAGACGAGACGACCATTTGATCTTGTACCACACGTAGACCCAGTACAAAATTGGATAGATAAAAGCTCTGAACAAGAGTGTGGCAGCCGACAGTAGAAGGAGAGCCAGAGTGTAATACAAACATCCTAGAATATCTATATCCATATTTTGTTTTTTGGAAATCTTTTGTTTAGCTGAATAAAAAATGGGTACGTCAATGTCACAGCCTCGGCGACAGACTATAGATCGACAACATTATGTGTACTACTATTGCATTGGCGGCTACTATTGTTTTTACCGTCCTTGTGTAGTGTGATTCATTTAATTCCAATTAAATGAATCGCAAATCATTGTCAGAATACGTTATTTTCGTCACAACGACTATCGTTCCAGCTACTGCAACCGAAAGAGTTGCGTTTCTCATACCATTTGTCTCTCTCATAGTTGTGTGTTTCTCTCAGTAAGCCATTGACACGTGAAACAACGTCACGAAATCATTCGGTCCATCTATGGAGATATCAAACACCGTGATGACGAGCACGGACAAACGCATCGACAAATATAACCCTTTGCAGGTGCCTAAAGTGCCCATCAAGGGTCACAACCAACTGTATCAAAAGAAAACCTCTACGGGTCAGAAAAGAACGGCAGTCTAGTCTGCCATATACAATCATCCACGACGACGATTTCCCCGCGCACGATTTCCTTTACGACCGCATCAACATCGACCTTACGCATGGTGGAAAAAGGAAAGAAAAGACCAATCCGAAACTTAATCCGAAACGGGATCGACGTACCACTGAGTGTGGAAAAAAAGAACAAAAAGTCCAACGACGACGTCTAGTAGCCAAAGAACCCGAAAAACTTTTCCTGTTGATAATCACCGCCTTGGATAATAAAAATCAACTAATTCTCGGTCGAAAGATTCGAAAGACAGTCACTCACGTATCTGAATGAATTCGATATCCCCCTCTGTCGCAAACAGCTCCACTAAACTGTAGATCCCATGAACACAACTAGTGCCATTTTACGAAATTAACAAATGATCTGAAATCATTGGAATCTCAATCCCAACTCTCTGTATCAGGTACACAAACAAAGTTGTGAAATGACCCACCCCTTAGAAACATTGGGGGAATGGAGAAATAACCACCCGATCTATCGCCGAGTGAAACCCACTATACAACAACCAACAAAGTTGCGTGTCATCAACCATGCCAGTGAATTACCAACACAGCAGTCCACATTTAGTTCTTTACATACTTTCGTAGTCTGTTGTCTCCTTTATTTTTTGACCTGGACGTAGTATACACCCACTACTTATTACTTTTGTAACCACACGTCACACCTTGAACGTGAAATGACCACACTCTTCTACCCCCAAGAGTTCAATTGCCTCCCTAGTTGGGGGTACCAATAAATTCAAATTCTCCATGATTTTTTAGTGTGATGGACGCGGCCATTTAAATTTGCCAAACAATTCCTTAAAACCAATGCAATCACGTGGCCTCGTACAACACATTAAAACAGCAACGCACAAAAAAGCCTGGCAGAATCCTCATCGCTCGAGCGTCTGATTCGTTACGTTCCAGCTTCACACACTGATAGCGCAACAAATCAGACGGTCGAGTAATGACAAAGACACTGCCACGCCTTTTTCGCGCGTTGCTGTTCCAACGTGTTGTACGAGGCCACTTGATTGCATTGGTTTTAAGGAATTTTTTGACAGAATCAAATGGCCGCATACAGCACATTAAAAAAGCAACACAATCTATTCGAAAAATAACCCCTTTTGAAAAATCAATTTGCCATTTGAAGAACCTAATACACACAGTATCCCATATTATCATGTATTTAGACTTATTTGCGGCTGTTGAGAATTTTCTTTTGAAATTTACTCTTCATCGTGTGAACGTTGATGCGAGGATCGTAGCCGAAACGACGACCAAAGTACATCATGGCGTTGTAGCGACGGTGTTGGTGAGCGATGAGAGTGAGACTCGTTTTGGCTTCAAACTCGTCGAGAAAGTACATGAAAAACGACAAACTGATATTGTGCCTAATCATGCGCATATTGAAATCGGGTCGAGCCAATACGTTGGACAGAAAATCGATGGGATCGCCAAAGGAGCAGAGCGACAAACGATCGATGGAGCACGTCGACACGTCCGGTGGCTGTTGCGTGTCGGGTAGACCGAGCCAGTGATAGACGGCAGCCGAACATTCGCTATAATCGATAATCGGGATGACCATGCGACGCATGATGATGTTGAGCGATCGAGCGTCGGTGCACGAACGCAAAATCGTTTTGCACGTGTCGACGTTTTCGATGAGCGGATAGTCGTGTTCGGCGACGAGCCGAGCCAGCATTTCGAATCGCATGCGACGCACCAACCAGTCGGCGACGCGAGCATCCCAGCCGTGCATTTTAGCTAGATAGACGCACGTGTCGTACGTGTCGACACACGTGTACGTCATCATGGGATGCTGACCCAAGAGAGACGAATTCAGGTACTCGACGCACGGTCGCGACTTGCGAGACAAATGGACGAGATAGCAAATCTCGAGATCGGTCAACAACGTTTTCGGCAAGAGGTACTCTAAAAAGGTGACGAGACGTTTTTTGGCGGCGCGCACGCACAAGTCGACGAGAACGCGATTGTCTTCGTGATGTTGCATCGCCAGTCCCTGGTGTAAACAGTGGACATGCTGGGTATCGAAACTAGCCACGAGTTTGACGGGTCGCTGACAGCACACGCTCTTCTTGTTCTTGACAATGACTTTCATTTCTAGAGGTTGAAAGGGATTTGGTGGAAGATGTCTAGAGCGACGACGAGAAGTCAAATTCGGTCAGCCGAGCAAAATTTTACCGAGAGCAAATTGATTACGTACGTCATCGACGAGGTCAAAAAACTTGAAAGTCAAGCACGGCCGGACGCGCAGTTACCACTGCACTG